GACTAATTACTATGCCAATGTAATCAATAACGTCAAGAAGATAAACACAACCAATTACAACGTAGTGGATGTAAACGGTAACGCATTAAACGGTACAAATGCACCACTATTGATAAAATCAATAACATGGTATTATCCAGCCGGTAAGACTGACATACATGTAGGAGAATGGGCTTTTGACGCATATGATTTGGATAATTCATCCAGCCAAAAGATAGTGGAAAATGACAGGGCATATATCAAAACAAACAACTCCTAAATAATCTTTATATCCAAAATCAAAACCTTTATATATATGCCTGTTGACACAACCAATCCAACAACTGCAATATCTTCGCCAGCAGACAACTCAATCACTGGCTCATCAACAGTTGGTCTTTCAGGTACATCATCTGACACCAACTTGGTAAGCACAGAGATCTCAGTTGATGGTGGTGCATTGCAACCAACATCTGGAACTGCATCAAGTTGGACTTTCTCAGCAACGGGATTGTCTGATGGACCACATACATTCCAGACAACTGCAACAGATAGTGCAGGCAATACTGCAACATCGTCAATAGTTCATGTGACTGTAAACACAAGCCATTCTCATCACTGCTATTTACACGATGAATCGGGAGATTCTGATTGGTGGGAAAACCATATAGCCGAGAAGGATCATGTTCATCAATCAACCAGATTAGAGTGTAAGGATTGCAACCAACAACTGGAAAATCCTGAAGACTATGAAGGTAAATTATTCAATGGTGCTTTTCATCCAGCATATTGTAGTGACTGTAAAAAGAGGCTGGGAATAAAATGATCATACCAGTACAACAGGGTATAAGAAGGACAAAAGGATTTGTTACTGTCAAGGTAAGAAGATTACAACCAGATAAAACATACTCTCCTTGGGAGATTGTGCAAAAGAACCGGGATAATGTACATAATACAGGTGGAGTGGATTTCATACATTATCAAGGATATACCGCAACTTCTACAGGTTCTACATCATCCATTTCAGTAGCAACAATAGGATCCAATTATCTAGCATTAACTACTGATTCAGCCGTACCATCAGCAGGAGATACTTCACTTGCTTCTGAAATAGTGACAAATGGTTTACAAAGAGCACAATGTACAACCATCACACATACTGCTAGTACAAACGTAACCACTCTGTCAAAAACATTTACTGCTTCCGGTACATTTACGGCAGTACAAAAAGGTGCTTTGTTTAATGCTTCCTCATCAGGTGTAATGAACCATGAGTTTACATTCGCAAGTACAAATCTAAACTCCGGGGATCAAATACAGTTGACAATAACTATAACCGGTGGGTAGAAATATAAATCTTTTAGAATCTAAATATAATATTTAATAGGTACTATTTAAATGTTATTATTGATAAGCCTTGGGTGATATAACTGATGGTCAAACGGAGATAGAGTTCTTAGCGAATAAATCATCACAGGGTAAATTGGTCATAGTAACAGGAACAGCAAATGCATCGGGGGTAATCGCATCATATACACCTGTAAATGGTTCAACTTTTATTTTATATAAGGCTATTTTAAGATTACAACCCACTGCCGCTAATAGAACATGTACAGCACAATTAAGAAATAATGGAACAGTATTAGATACAATTTATGGTAGTGATGGCTCAGGCGTTCCATCAAACGCCCCATTCATAATAAAAGGAGATCAGTTGATAGGAAATGGATCTAAATCATATGATATTAATATATCCGCAGTATCAGGAACACCTCCCCAGATGGTTGGAACCATTATAGGATATTTGTTGTAAAATGGTATTAACCAAATTCACTGGCTCAACAGTTATGGATGGTTCGGAAGATTCACTATTCAAGATCGTAGGTACAACCATGAAACATTTTGCTAGTTATGTATATCTTAAGGCACTCCAAGCGGGGGAAAGTATACGATTACGAGTCTATAACAAAGTAGATGATGTATCTCATTGGAAGTTAGACGGAGATGTAACTGATAGTGTAGGTGGAAATAATGGAACGGTTACAAATATTTCTTCATGGGTATCTCAATGGAAATTTGATGGAAATGTAAATGATAGTGTTGGAGCAAATAACGGTACAATAACTTATCATACTAATCTAAAAAGATTATACAAGTTTGAAAGTAACCTAAATGATAGTACAGGAGCCGCCGCCAATGGAACTCTAGCTGCTGGAACTGCAACCTATGTAACAGGACAGGAAGGAAGTGCTTTTTCTTTTGATGGTTCGAGTTATATTACTGCCTCTGATACTGGATTACCAACTGGAACAAATGTAGTTAGTGTTTCATCATGGGTGTATTTTCCCGCTTTTTCGGGAAATCAAGTTATAACAGAATATGGTAACGAAGTTGCTGGAAATTCATTTCTATTATTATTTGATAGCACAGGAAAATTAAATTTCTCAAATCGTAGTACTACAACAGTGATTTCTACAACTTCATTATCAGTTAATACTTGGTATTATATTACAACGGTATATAATGGAACAAATGCTCTTGTTTACATAAATGGTGTTCTCGATAAAACTACTGCAATAACAGTAAACACTACATTGGGTGGGGCTAATAAGCTATCTTTAGGAGCTGCGGGAGATGGAACATCAAAAATTACAGGTAGACTGGACGAATTTAGATATTATAACATTGCCCTTACACAAGCCCAAGTATCAGCACTATATATGAACGGTAAGTTTGCACAATCACATACTTTTGATGGTGGAGAATTAATTACTCTAGCCAATAATGTATCTAATGCACAGAATACAGCATTTACTATTTCTGCTTGGGTAAAATGTCCAACTCTAACAACAAGTCCAGAAATATATAATAATATTACAGGTGGTAATGGATTTTTGGCTTATATAAATTCTACTGGAACTTTAGGATTTCAATTTAGATGGACAAGTGCGGGTGGTGGTTCAACCACAACAACAGGAGTATCAACAGTAATCAGTGACCAAAACTGGCATTTAGTAACATGGATTTATGACGGTTCAGCTAATACTACTGGATTAAAATTCTATGTAGATGGGATATTAGATCAAACAGGTTCAAGTGCTTCAATAGGTACATTTTCAATTTCTAATAAACCAATTATAGGAATAGACGCTAATCTATCATCAGATGTATTAACTGGACAAATAGATGAAATGAGATATTATAATGCAGCTCTTACCGCTTCCCAAGTATTAGGTCTATACAACTATACAGGTTCTAATTATATTACCCCGCTTCCAGTAGGAAACGCCTTATCATTAGATGGTTCTAGTTATGTTACTGTAAATAACCAAACACCATATAATTTTGAGAGAACTAATAGTTTTTCCTCAAGTTTCTGGATTAAAACAACTACATCTTCTTCACAGTTTTTAGTTTCTAAAGACAATGGTAGTGCTACTAAAGGTTATCAAGTTAATCTTTTGGGCGGAAGTAATTTAGAAATAAGAATAATCAACACAGCCTCAACTAATGAAATTGATGTTAATACAACTGGACAGTCACTTAATGACGGTAATTGGCATAATATTATAATAACTTATGCTGGAACTTCACTTGCTTCTGGATTAGCCTGTTATATTGATGGAGTAAGTAAATCTTTGAGTGTGGGAACTAATAATCTATCAGCAACAATTCAAAATACAAATAATTTAGTTATTGGAGCAAGTGGAACTGGAACATTTGCTTATACAGGTTTAATTGATGAAGTACAAATTTTCAACTATGTAGTATCTTCAGCAGAAATCAACGCTATCAATGCGGGAAGATTTGCAAATACTCATCAAGTAGGATATTGGAAATTTGACGGTGATCTATATGACTATTCAGGACAAGGTTCGACAGGTTCACCAACTGGAACAATGACCTATGTGACAGGAGCACTTAGCGGAAGTTATAATGTACCAAACACTCACTTTAATTTTGATGGTTCAGAATATATAACAGTAGGAACTTCTGCAACTTTCAACTATGAATGGACACAGCCATTAACGATATATTTCTGGATAAGAATGACAGGTACAGATGCTTATGTAGTCATAAACAAGGGCATTACAGGTGGTGGTGGCAAAAATTGGGGATTAGAAATAGGAGATATAGCCGCTGGAAAATGTACATTTGAGTTGTTCAATAATGGTTCAAACTATTTGAGAGTCACATCTAATACAGCAATCAATGACGGATTATATCATCAAATGGTTATAACTTATGACGGAAGCGGAAAGGCTTCAGGAGTTGCCATGTATGTAGACGGAGCAGTAGTAACAACAACTACAAACTCGGATACACTTGCTCTATTGACAATCATAAATTCAAACAGTCCAGTTATAGGAGCAAGAAGCCAAGATTTTGTCGCTCCACTTGTGGCGGAAATTGATGATTTAAGACTAATCACAAGAGCACTATCTTCAGCAGAAGTATCAGACCTATACACATATCCTGATAGTGCCATGAAGGTTTTGGTATATGATAAAACCTATACGGGGGTAAAATCGGATGCTATATATGTGCCATTCTTACAGGGAAACCAATACATGATTACGGCTCAACAGACTTCAGGAACTAATAGAATAGTATCCTTTGAACGGGAAGAAGTAACCTAGTATAATATTTAAACATTATAAGGATGTGATTCTTATATGGGAAATCACAGACATTTTATTCCTACTACACAGTTATTCATTATTTCAGTAGCAGAGACTTTATCAGCCCTAACCGAATCTGTCACCAAAAAGACCAATGATCTTGCTTCAGAAACAATAACCACTTTAACCGAAACAACCCAAAAAAAGACTACAGACTTGGCTTCTGAAACTATCAATTCCCTAGTGGAAACTACACAAAAAAGTACATTTGATTCACTATCTGAAACTCTGGGTTCCCTAACAGAAACCTCTACAAAGAAAACAAATGATTTGGCTTCAGAAATCATAACCAATCTTACAGAAGCCCAACAAAAAAGTGTATCCCTAAATTCAGCAGAAACTATCATATCCATAACGGATTCAAACAACCAACAAAAATTCATGACAGTTCAGGAAACCATGAATTCCCTAGTAGAATCTACCTCTAAATTTATCAATTTTGGAACCATATCAGAAACCTTTACAAATCTGACAGAATCGGCATCCAAGAATATTTTTATTATAATACCTGAAACCATAACATCATTAGTAGAATCAGTTTCTATCTTATTCACTGAATCACTTATACTACGTCAGGTAGCAACAACAATATCAATAGCCTCTGTAAATTCAGCCAAGAAGATAAAAGAACTATCAGAAAATATAAGTTCAGCCTCATTTAATTCCAGTAAAAACATAAGGACTTTATTGGAATCCATATCTTCAGCTTCTATCAATTCTACTAAAGGTATCAAAACACTATCCAAATCTATATCATCATCAATAACAAGAAACCTATCCCTGAAAGGTAAAACTAATATACAAAATATACCCGGATTGGATAAAAATAACACTATAAAATCTATAAGTAAGGATAAAACACTAAAGGATGAGAGTAAAAGTTAGATGTCACAAAATCAAACTGGAAGGAATTTAAAGTATACCGTATATGTGGGTGAAGTGGATACTATAACTGCAACCATAGAGGATTCGGCTGGAAATGTCAAGGATTTATCCAATACTACCACATACGCAACAGTAAAGATACATGTCTGGAAACCAGATGGTACTTTGATAATTAACGGTTCTGGTACCTATTCAAATCGTGGGACAGGACAGGTTTCATATACTCTGGTAACAGGTGATACGGTATTAGCAAATGCCGGAAATTGGGAAGGAATTTTCTTACTATATAACAATTCTGGTATTTTAACAGAGCCTTCAGCGATATTCAATTTCAGCATAGAAAAGATATTTTAGTAACATTTATATTTGTCTGGGATTATTATATAATCCATGAATAAAATCATAACAACCATGGGAATAGTCTTGGCTAGTATATTTCTAGTTTCAAGTGTTGCCCCAATAAGTGCAACAGACTATGGTAACTATGACCATGCACAAGGTAATGGATTTCAGTGTGCCACAAGTCCTACAATAGAAACAGTTTGTGAAATAGAGAATATCCTAAAATTCTTCTTCCCACAGTTTGTTTCCATAGGACAGTCACAAGACCAACATCTACAACAGATAATCCAGAACCAACAAAAAGAGATAGATTTATTAACTACTCTTGTGCAACAAAATGGTATGCTAGTACCACATGTTAATGACACAGCAAAGTGTCACAAATCTGGAACAGGAGTCCTCTGCGGATGACTTCTGATCCTATTTCTGATAATGTGTTTATTGCCTTCAACCAAGCCGTAGTAGAAAACATATCCGGAAAAAGGGAAGGCATATTTCATGTTTCCGACTTGATAAATCCAAAATGTGGTAGGAATGTCTATTATTCCAAGAGAGACCCAGCCCCAAGAATGGATGGTGAAACTGCCAAGAATTTTTATTGTGGTAATATAGTACACTCACACTCACAATTAACTACCATAGAATTACATGAACAGCCTATCATATATTCACCATTTGAAGACAAAACATATCCATATGAAAAGACATTAAAGGCACACCCAGACTTTTCAGGAAAGGATGAATTCTGGTATAATGTTGTTGTAGGAAAACCCGATGATATCATGTTGTTATCAGACGGCAAGAATTATATAATAGCAGACAAAAAGACCAAACTATCCAAGCCTGAATCTATGTTACTCAATAAACAGTTTGACGGGTTAAAACCAGAGCATAAATCACAACTATCCATGTACAGATTAATGGTTCTGAGAGAAAGAGGAATAGATGCAGAATCAGGGTGTATATTATCCTTGGATTATGCAGACAAGTTCAAAAATCCAAAGATGTTACCATTTGACCTAGACCCTATAGAGACCACTAAAAAGTACATGCAGAACAGAATGATCCAACTGACTGGATATTTAAAAGCAAAACAGTTACCACCCAGACTGATAATCCAATGGATGTGTAATAGTTACTGCCCATATTATTCAATGTGTTTCAACAAGGATGGATTAGACTTTGCTAAGTAAAGATTATTCCCCTTGGGGTACATTTGCTACTCAGATTTATGTTATAGCATTAATTCTTACGGTTAGTATAGGATTTGGTGTTGTTTTACCACTAACAATATATTTCCATTTAACTGGTTTTATAATAGGTATGCTATTTTTAGTAGTAATACCTATCGGATTTACTATTTGGGGAATGAATAAACAAACCAGAGAATTATTTGGTAAAAAATGACTTTATTCTATTTCATAGCAGATAACAGAACCCAAGCCAATATATTAGAACAATCTGGTATCAAAAATGTTGCTGTATCATATAAATTTGTTAAGAAGAATATTAAGGATTTCAGAAAAAGGTTCTCCGGAGTCATATTAAACACAGGATCGGGAGCAAGAAAATTTGAGGCAGAGGAATATTATAATTTCGTAAAGGAAAACAAGGATAACTATAATATGGCTCTACAATATGACGAACCCGGGGAAATAAGAAGAACCATGTCCTATTATCATATGGCATTAGAAAGAGATATTAATGTGGTACCCATACTACATGAAGACTATGAGGTTGCAATTAATTTTATTAGACCCATCCTTCGATCCAACACTATCGCTCTGGGCAAAGGACTCGGAATTGAAGAAGAAGACAAGGGCTATAATTCTCTGGATAGACAATATTCCTACCATGGATTGGCGAAAGCCCGTTGGTTAAAACAGGAAAAACCACCACTATCAGTAGATAGTTCAACATGGTTAAACCCTGTCAGAAATGGGAAACTACAACTAAGAACCAATGATGGATATGAAGAAGTCCATGTGACAGATTATGGTGCCATACAGGATTCCATGGATCTCTGTAAGGATTATGTCAAGAAATGTAACCTATCCTTTTTGGAGATAAAATTCGGAAGACATGAAGGTTTATTAAAGGCTTCATTGGCATTACACTATCTACCACTCTTTGATGAATTACATATTTATGATAAGAATGTCAATCCGTAGATTCCCTTATAAGAAAGACTATTTTGATTGGATTCCTCACACAGCAGTATCAAGTAGAGGATATATCCCACCCCGTCAAATCTAAACGTTCTATAAATATAACCTTTTCGTTTCATTATTTATCAAATTGTCTGAACAACCAGAGGATTCTATAAGTAACGAACAGATGAAGTTAAAGAAAGTGGACGGTAAAATAGAGGCTTCTGTAGATGGCAGAAAGACTGTTTCACCTTTTAATTCTGCCAAGCATTTAAAATTTGCAAAAAAGGGTATATCTGCATTTTGTAATACTTGTAAATATAGAGCCATCAATGCTGGTGGTAGGGGTGGATGTCCAGTATATGCACCTGATTCCGTTTGTACCATAAGAAAGGACACCAAGAAACTCTGTGCCGAACTGGATACAAGAAATCCCGAGACTGTAGAATACATGTTGGATTATGTCATAAAGGAAGGCTTTGAAAATGTTGTACTAGCCTATGCACAAGCCAAGATAGATGGTAACGTTCCTGATAAGAATACTAGGGCAGAAATAGACAGTTTTGTTAAAAGGTTGCAATTATGGAATGAACTCCGCTCCAAGACTACCATACGAGCAGTCAAGGCAGAAATCGGTTCAGGGGAAGACATGACACAGATATTCCAGATGCTTGAAGCCACCAAGAAAGGAAGTGTGAATACTAGCAATGACAGCGGGTAGACCAACTCTACAGACTGCGGCAGACCGTAAAGCATTGATTGAATTAATGGATCAATGTATGGACAAGCCTTCAGTATTTGCCAAAGTGTTTCTAAAAATGGATATGTTTCCAACCAACGCAAATTATGTAGACTGTAAGGAAAGATTCATCGTATACCGTTCAGGAAGACAGCACGGTAAAACTACAAGTACCGCAGTAAAGACTATACATTTTGCCTATTTTGCCCCAATGATGCACGAAAGGGTAATTGATGTTTGTGATATTGTAATTGTAGCACCTACCCAGAATCAGGCAAATAACATGTTAGATCGTATTAAAACTTTGATACATAGAAGTGAACTCTTGACCAAAAACATCAAAAAAGAAACTACCTCAGAAATACATTTATCTTTTGCAAACGGAAAAGGAACTTCAAGAATATACACCAGAGCCGCAGGAGAACAAGGTACTTCAGTCAGAGGTTATTCACCACATATTATAATAGCAGACGAATGTTCTTTTCTTCCAGAAAATGTTATAGTCGCATTGATGCCAGCAGGTATGGCTACCAAGGTACATGTATGGCTTACTTCAACACCATATTCACCAGTAGGATTTTTCTATAATGCCTGCATGAATTCCAGACCTTCCAATCCAAACGGTCAATGGATAGAATTCCATGCAAAATCAACTGATTCTCCTTTGATAAAAGAAGACCCTAACTTCCTAGAACAGATCACTAAACAACTTACTAAAGAACAATATAAAATGGAAGTTGAGGGAGAATTCCTAGAAATTGGAGATTCTTTTATCCCAAGGAAATTGATAGAAGAAGCCATGGAAGAACCAAAAGAACCTATGGTTATTACTAGATATTATATGGGCTGTGATATTGCACGACAAGGTAAGGATGAAACAGTATTCCAAATCATAGGGGTAGACAGAAACGATGTTGTACATCTTGTAGAAACCTATTCAGAGGCACAAAGTAATCTAGTAGACTTGGCTGGAACCATACAAAAGTTTATAGACAAGTATAACGTTCAGATGGCATATTTAGATAGTAGTGGAGTGGGTTGTTTGATTAAAGGAACTGAATTATTAACAGATAAAGGATGGAAAAAAATAGAAGATATAACCCAAAATGATTTAGTTTATAGTAAAAACAAAGAAGGATATATGTCACCATCGAAAATACTCCATCTATCAAAAATATCTAATACCAGAACAATAAAATCCGGTGATTATGGATTTAGTTGGTCTCATGTGATTCCTTACAAGACCAGAAAAGAATACCCATTTAAACTTGGAAATTGGGAACATGTATTACAGAGAGGACTAGTTTATTTTGATACTGAATTTAAATGGAAAGGAGTAGAACCAGTCTTATATTTACCATCACATATAAAGCAACAACCACATGGTGGATCTTATCCAACAAAACCTGATTTACTGATAGATGGTGAAATATTATGTGAATTTTTAGGTTGGTTTATTAGTGAAGGCAACTTAGATAGTCAACTAAATAGTTATAGAATAACCATATCACAGTCAGAGAAAAGCACAAAAAATAAAGATATTATGAGAGTATTGAATAAATTGGGTTTAAATTTTAATATAAGAAGAAGTAAATCGGGTGAATACTCTTATTCAATTCATGATAAAAGATTACATGATTGGTTAGAAGTTAATTGTTATAATCATAAAACTATTAAGAGGGCTTTTACTAAAAAAATACCAGATATAATCAAAAATGCATCCCCAAAATATCTGAGTATGTTTTTAAATGAATTTAGAAAAGGTGATGGTTGGATTCATAAAGGAGACAATAATTATGTTACAAGTAGTAAACAACTAGCGAATGATTTAACTGAGATAATATATAAAACGGGCAAATATTGTGGTTTTAGAATAAAAGAGAAAGCAGGTTCTACTTCTGTTATAGATAATGGTAGAATTCTAGTTAGAAAACATGATACTTATATAATTAATGAGTGGAGAGTTAATTCTAAAGTTTTTACACCACAACCAATAATTGAAAGCATGGAAGATGTTTATAATATTATAGTAGATTCCGATACTCATTATATACTAACCAGATTTCCAAACGGAATGACATTTTGGACTCATAACGGTGGACTTATAGATATTTGTAATGCTAGAAATATGAGGATTAGGGCAGTAATTATGTCGCTCGAGGAACAGGAAATATTGTACAAAAACTTGAGGATGCTATTTGAAAATAAACGTATATTCCTTCATGGTGGGAGTAAAACCGCTTATCAATTAACATATCTCAAGCAAAAGTATACAGAAGGTAATAAAATGCGTGTAACCTCTGAAATACCGGATGACTGTGCAGATTCACTAGCATTAGCCTGTAAATCCGTAGAATCAGGTAATCGTATCTTCATATTGGATGCCAAAGGTATATTTGGATAAGATTTAAACCTTTTTATACACCATAACATTTAAATATATTATGAGTTTTGATTGGTCTAAAGCACATAGAAATTATACTAGACCTGCTACAACAGAAAAGGATAGAGTTAGAAATAGGAACAACCAAAGAAGAAAAAAACATACTAATAGAATTAAAAGTATGTTACAAAAATTTGTTTGTATTTTCCATTATTCTCATGGTTCTATGTCTTGTGCCTGTTGCAAAGAATCTAACTATGGTTTCTTGACTATTGATCATGAGAATGGTGATGGAGCCAAACATAGAAAGGAGATAGGAATGATCACAATCTATTCATGGTTAGTTGGGCATAACTTCCCTGAAGGATTCCGAGTTTATTGTATGAATTGTAATTGGGGTTCTAGAATAGATGGTATATGTCCTCACAAAAACACAACTTATATATAAACCTTATGAAAACTTTATAAGTAATAACAATCAATCCCTTTATATATGCCTGATAATAAACCTGATGAAGAATTATTTGGACAAAAGAACGGTCATTGGGTAACTGCCGGTGGTCGTAGACTTTTCATTCCAGAAGGCAAAGAATTCCAAGATGCCTATAATGAAGCATTTGGGGATTCTGATAAAAAGAAAGCCTCTTATATGACTGCTTCTCAAGAGCCAGCCGTAAAACAGCCTACTTCACATGTACCTCATTTTGTACTTACAGCAGATGAAATCAATACCATACAAACCAATGCTAGGATTGGAGAGAGAGTAAAATATAACCATGGAACCAGAGAAGGTATCCTAGTAAAACTAGATAGATCAGTTGCATTAATATTAACCCCGGAAAACAAATATGATACAGTACTAACAAAGGATGTTCACAGGGCAGAAGATTACACCGTATATGGTTTATGGAAGGATATCCCAGATTCTTACAAGAATTGGATGTTACAAAAAGCCAAAGTGGGAGATACTGCTTATTATGTAAACAAGCAATGGGAACACTTCCCAAGGGAACTAAAAGAAATTCTTAGAGACGAATCTACATTTGAAACTACAAGAAGAAACCAACAGTCTGATGACCCAAGCAATACTACAGACTTTGAAGGTGCCAAAAATAAATATGCAGACCAAACAAATCATAATAATCCATCCAGAGGTATCAATGGCAAACTACAGAATCCACAGGATAACAAGAGACGGGATGGTAGACAAATAGCAGATAATGATGAACAGAATAATACTTTCTCAGCAGGAGAAGAACATCCAGAACAACCTTATTCAAATATAACAGGTGGTTCCAATAGCAAGGAAGATTATGGTACTCAACTAGACGATTGGAGAGCCGCAAAACCAATGTCTTTCGGTGATGTAAAACAGGATATTGATTCCAAAAAGAAAGTTGATGCAGGAGAAACATCAATATCAGGTGAAAATGATCCTCTTAACGAACAACCCAAAGTAGTAAAAACAGGTGTTCCATCATCCCAAGGAATAATCTCCGGTGCCAAATACATGTCCAATGAGGAAGCCAAGAAATGGCTTGCTAAGAGATCCAAGGAGATTGCCGATAGATATGGCTAGGGAAGAAAACGGTAACTGCTTACAATGCAACTCCCAACTACCTGACCGCTACAAGGGTACAAAGAGGTTATACTGTGATTCTAATTGCAGGAACTTGTATATAGCAAAACATGGAGTTCCTACTAAAAAGCCTAAGTTTGAGGGCTACTAGTATCTATAAATTCCAATTTAGGTTTATAATAACCTCTTGCTCCTGATGCATTTCTATTTTTTTGTAAAAGTTGATATAATGCATTAAGTCGTATCTGATCTTCAGTGGGATCATATTTACCATACATGTTATTAGTATGACACATCCTGTATAAAATTTCCTCTATTGATTCAGTGGTTTCCTTCACTAATCCCTCTGGACTTGCTGTAACATGCATATCCTAAAATGTACTAGGATTCATTATACTATCAATATCAAGTTCTACATCTGGAACTGTACTAGGTGGATTGATGGTTTTTTCTACTTTTTCTTTCACTTCCTGAGCCTGTTGAGGATAAGTTGAATGTGGAACGGGATTCTCTAGTTTATGGGTCTCCATATATTCTTTCAATATTCTAGCAAGGACTTTATCATCTGATTCATAACATTGCCCCATCTTTGTTATCTTTGTAGGTGCCGCATAGAATCTTAACTTGGCTTTGAGTATCTTTGATATTGCTATCGTAGTATTCTCGTTCTCTGGTTTTATCTTATTGACCATGTAATTATTAAATATAGGTTGTTCTTTATAAATGTTGCTATGGCAAATACACCATCATGCAACTGTGGGGAATGTGACTGTCAAAACTCCAAGGATTGTTCAAAAAACGATTCTGACTGTGGTTGCTGTTAATCCAAGATACATTTAAATAGATGTATAATTATTAATCCCTAGTGGCACGAAAGACAAGTTCCAAAAATGCAGTTTTTATTTCTGATATACATGTAGGTTCATCCATGGCAGTATGTCATCCGGATTACATGTTTAATTCTGATAATGACCAGTCTTTAGATCCTAATCGTTTACAAAGAAAATTATTTTCTGGATGGGAAGAATGTCTTGATAGAATAACCAAAAAACCACTGGTTCTTGGAATAAATGGTGAACCAGTAGATGGAGACAACTTCAAGCAGATTGGAGTCCAATCATGGACTACGAACTTCAATGATCAGGCTGAAAATGCTTGTGAACTGTTCAAGATGTTTGGTGCTGAAAACATAGTAATGACCAGAGGTTCAGGTTACCATGTAACCCGTGGTGCAACAAACTTTGATGAACTTGTTGCAAGAAAAATAGGTGCTAGAAGATACCGTGCATATTATTCTGAGGAAGTTACACCTAATGCTAAAAAGACTCAGGCGGCACTTACAGATTACTTTGCATTATTCAGAATACATGGCAAACTGTTCAACATGACACACCATGTAGGACACAGCAAGAAAGAGATGTATCGTTCTACACCACTAGCGAGTGAAATGGTATTTACCAAACTAAACCAAAATGAATACCATAAATTTGACGTTATAACCAGAGGACATGTTCATTATTATCTTAGGTTGCAATTCCCTCACAGTGAAGGATTTATTACTCCTGCTTGGAAGTTCCCAGATGGTCACTTGTTCAGACATGGTATGGGTGGAACCGCTCCAAACATAGGAATGGTTGAAGTCATAGTGGAATCCAACGGTAAGATTATTATAGAACCATATATCATAGATATTGATATAAAACCATCGGTGCTTGAATTCTAATGAAAAAACTAAGCCTATCATATAGTGATTTCCCAGAGATTGTAGAAAGGGGAAATCTCAATGATGAGATATTAAACCTGATAAACAGTGGTAGAAGGGTAAACTCACAGGCAATAGCAAGATATTTCAAAATAACCAGAAATTCCGCAGAAAAAAGGCTTGCTGTTTTAGAAGAAAAGAATCTGGTAAAATCAGAGTTAAAGGATATTCAGGTATCCAAAGGAATAACCAGAAAGAGTAGAATCTATTTCAAGAAATGAATATAGATAACAGTTATTATACACATGAGTTGAAAGGTATTGAAAATACAAGATATACAACCTTGATAATAAGTAATAGATGTTTAATTTCTGGTGGAAGACAACTTGCCAAAGATTTTGCTAGGTTAGAATTATGGCGTGTAGATTACGATAAACTATGAATATCCATAAATATGATTACGAAATGGGTGAAGCAATCAATATACGAGTATCTGATAGATATAACCAGTTAATGCTCGTAAAAAGTATGTTTAATACCGGAAAAACATATAATTTTTATACTCATAAATATTATCCTTAGTAAAATTGCAAGAAATAATAAAATGCCCCAAGTGTGACAGGAAAATGGTTCCTATTCAGTCTTGTCATATGTTCTGTAGCATATGTTCATTCTCTAAAAGTTTAAATGATTGATATTGAAGTATATTTATGGTTATTTTCACTCAAGAACATAGAAGACATCTAAGTGAAGCATTACAAGGGAAGAAAAGACCACTATTTTCTAAGGAGTGGCGAGAAAACATGTCTAAATCCGGATTAGGGAAAAAAAGAACACCCGAACAGAAAATAAAATACTCCCTATCTAAATTAGGAAAGAAAAATCCATTATGGAAGGGAGATGAAGTTGGGTTAAAGGCATTGCATGAATGGGTCAAAAGATATAAACCAAAACCTAAAGTCTGTGAAAATTGTCATAAAAAAGGATGGATTGATTTGGCTAATATAAGTCAAGAATATAAGAGAGATTTAACTGATTGGGAATGGTTATGTAGAAAATGTCATATGATTAAGGATGGAAGAATAGATGCAAGAGATGAAAAAGGGAGATTCACCAGTTACATGTCCAAGGTGTAACTTTAAAATGTCTAGATTGCAGACATGCCACCTAATATGTACAAATTGTGGATCACATCTAGATTGTTCAGACAAGGGTAATTTTTGGTAGCATAAAGGTTAATATATTACTAGGTTCTTCAAGTGTTGTGAATATAATCAGATGTGATCCTGTAACAGATAGTTGTAAAAAAGGTTCAGTCCATCCAAATTTCGAAATGCGAATGTTGAGAGGGATGTTTATTCACTGGAATCTGATAAGAAAATGAAAGTTTATAGAAATAAATCTGATTCATGCCCTTATGGAAGTTGTCACTTTGGTAACAAATATAGTATACCTTCCTGCGGAGTATTCGTACATTGGGGTCTATATCAATGACTATTAAACGTTTAGATTGTGTTCATGGTGGAGTATTCGTAACTGCCTTTAATCCCATATTTACCAAAAATGCTACATTGTTTGTTCATGGATGGTTGGAAAAATATTGAGAAAAGAATGGGTATTATGCCGTAAATGTGGATGTATCCTTAACAATTATGATTCCAAACTACTAAAACTATGTACAGAGTGTAGACCAAAACTACCTGATAACTATATGGAAGAATTCCGCAAAGCCGCTAGGATGCGTTTAGGAAGTCCTACAAAAACCAGTGAAGACTGATGAGATTCATTAGATGTTGGTATTGTCTTACTAAATGGACTGATAAAAGAAAATATCCAGATGTTTGTAATGATTGGGATCATAAGAGTGCTTCCTATATGGTACATTGGGATAGAAGATGAAACAACAACTACATCAACGTCCTAGAAGTGACAAGTCCAAGTCGGATGAACATTACACTCCTAAATCACTTTATAGAAAATTATGTATACTTGCTAACTTAACTCCTAGATTGGATGTAGCCGCTACCATAAGATATCATTTATGTAAGTATTTCTTTACTAAGGAAGATGACGCATTAAAACAGGAATGGTTAATTAAGGCTGGAACAAAGAAAACTGGTATTTTCTGTAATCCTCCACAATCTAAAGCCTCAAAATTTATAACAAAAGCGGCAGAACAATATAATAAACATAATCTAAACATCATGATGTTAATTCCCATACATAGTACCATAACAAAGGCTGGAATACAGCATATTTGGAATGACAGCAATGTAGAAATGTATCCTGTCTACCCAACACCAAAATTCATTTTTAATGGAGAAATTTCAAAATTCTCATCAAGAAACAGATATTGTTTGTGTGTTTGGCGTAAAAAAGTATAATTATTTTTTCCGAAATACTTTTATAGTTTGCCTGTAGAAAGAAGGTTCTCTATGTCTTTAACCAATCCAAATATACCATACATGTTAAAAGTTTCATGGATGGACAATCAGGTACCAAAAGAACAGATATTAGATACACGAGCCGCAGGATTTCTATTATATCAACTAGAACTTCAAAAGGGAATAAAGGGTAAGTTCATTCTACTTGATTGACAAAAAAACTTTTATATAACTTCTCCCTATTTTTTGTATGCCAAAATGTCAGTCCTGTCAGGAATTTAAATGTTGTGACTGTGATAATTACTGGTCTGTAAAGGTATGTGATTGTGACCATAAAATACCAGATGTTTGTGGTCTTCTTTGAGAATATCACATTGTTTTAAATTAGAAGATGATTACAGGTGTTCATGCCCTCAAGGTGTTAGATCATATGATTCTGGTATAGGAGTAAATTGGAGATGAAAAAGAAATCTACTAGAGAAATAATGCAGGATTCAAACGAAAAAGCCATTGCTTATTTAAGAGATACCCTTAATGCACAGCATGTATACTTGAAACCACATTATAGGTTTCCAACAACTGTATACATGAGAGATTATGCCTATAAGGCGCAAGATATTTTTAATAATTTTGATGGTTTATGTTCTTGGAAAAGAATGATATATGGTATACAAGTAAAAACAGATGCTTGGGATTCCATCAAAAAACATACTACTTTTCAGACAGAATGGGCTAGGAATCTACCTATTTTATTCATTAATGTAAACAAGGAGACCGGAGAAGTCAAGCATAAAGAATTTCTACCGAAAGGTTTATTAATATCCCAAGAGTAATATTCCATCATGTCTCTAGAAGAATACCTTAAAAAACTATCGGACTTGAAAACAAAGAAAGGTAAACTAGAAAAAGATATAGCAGACTTGGAAAAAACAATCCAAGAAGAACTAGGTAAATATGGTATTCCTTTCTTGAAATATGTCACCACACCTACAATTTGGTATAATTGAACTTCAAGTATACAACCGTTTGGAAATACTGTTAATTATTCTATAACCTATCAGCCTTAGATAACTATCCGTCCGACCTCGAAGGTCTCAACATAAATTTCCCCTATCTGTGATCCTCTATATAACGCCATGGATGATATTTTATCAGGCTTAAAATAATCCCTCTGTTTTCTCTGTGTATCATAAAAGGATATGGCTTTCATCTTGGATACAAATTCATCGGAAGACAATTTAACATAAACATCAGGTCTATGGTCTTGTCCACCCCTAATATCCTCAAAGAATAATATGGTCTGCTCCTGAAATACATTCATGACACATTGACCTAGCACACTATGATCCCTATTATGAGCCTTGGGGTTGGTAGTTATGATAACATCCGGTTTAAAGTGTACTTTGGTGTAATATAACCTGTCTTTTATCACATCCTCAAACTTGAAGAACTGCATGGTAGGAATATCATTATAACAACAAGTCCTTAGTGTAGTTCCGAAGTGCTTCATGGATTTCCAGAATTCATCCTCTATGTTTAGATTACCCCTTACATTATTGGCAGAAGAAAAACATGTTATGTCTATCTTATTGGATTTTGACAGTCTGGTTAATAATCCACCACATCCTAACTCAAGATCATCCGGATGGGCTTCAAATATTGCTATCCTTTTGCCTTTAAGATAGTTTTCATCCATACCTGAATTTCAACACCAATGTCAAAATAGACAATATTGTTGCTATACTGTTAGGTACCCAAACTACTACATTACCTGTACCCAATCCCCAAATAGACCATAGGATGTCATTGGCTAGTATTACAACCCAAGTCCATATGGACAAGTCCTTTGCACTTTTGGTTTTTAGTATTTTGATGATTTGTGGCATATATAGGACTACACCCAAAATACCGCCTATAATACCAATTAAACTAAAAATTTCCATACAACCATTTATAATATTGACTATTTAAGCGTTTTTTACCAATCTATATCTCTAAACTGATAAAATCCATGTTTTTGAAAATCAAAGGCAACACAATCAGCATTACTATGTACAAACATATATACAGTCAAAACTATTGATGGTGGTAATATTATATCTCTTACACCCCAAAACTCTTTAGTTATTTTCATTCCCTAATACCACACATTTGGAATCTTTCTTCGGGGGTTAAAGTTGTTTTTATTGGTTTCGCTGGGTTTCCTGCCCAAATTGAATTTGCTGGAACGTTTTTTGTTACTACAGACCCCGCTCCTATGATACAATGGTTTCCTATGGTTATATGATCTAATATGGAACAATTCATCCCTATATAACAATAATCCCCTATTACCGCAGAACCACCTATAACACTTCCGGCTACAATAAGACATTCTTTTCCTATTATGGTATTATGACCTACGTGTGTTAGATTGTCCAGTTTAGTATAATCGCCTATTTTTGTATCCCTATAGGAACCCCTGTCAATACACGTATGTCTTCCTATTTCAACACCTTTCCCCTTTACAATACCAAAATTATTGGGCTTGCGGGATAAATGTCCAAACATATCCCTTTTATATCCGAATCCAAACTTATCTTTCATCAAAAATCCACCATTTGCCAAGTTCTCCACAATAATGATCACGAAATATGTTACTAAGTTCTATATCATAATGGATGTATTTAACTGTTGGTATTCTATAAGTAACTCTCATTGTTTATTCACTCCTATAGTTTCACATGGATTAAGAAATCCATTATTTGCTAGTTGTATGTGTAAATCCATATGGACTTTTGGATTAATGGGATCATTATAATAATACTTGTCTATATTCATTTGAAGCGTTCTCCTTGACAAATGGTACACTTCATCGAGTTATGAAATTTGGGATCATAATCACAAACATGGTCTAATATGATAGTTCCTGTAGCCCCGGCAAGAGATTTCTGTATCTCTTTTTCCCTTTGTATGTTGATATCCTGATATTTATTCATCAATTCATTTCTTGCTTGGGATCTTACACGATCATCATGGTGCATATGTATACCTTCTATTGTAAGTATGGGGTCTACCGTAATTCTGGTATCCAAGGCATAGAACCACCAATGTATGTTTCTACAGGATAGGACTTGAGGCTTGAAGAATAATCTGGGTAGTTTGTTTACTATCCTCGGTGGAGATGAGTAATGATTTGTAAATCGTACCAAGAACTGGAAGGTGTTGATATTTTCTCCTTCCCATTCCTCTGAAAATGATTCAATAAAGTCTTCCCGGGAAAATTCTATCCATTCATCAGCGTCACATTGTATTACAAAGTCCAGATTCAGTTCAGCCGCCTTTTGGAAGCATAGATTATTCTTATCCATTTCGGAGATTTCCTTATTTGGCTGTATAAGATGAACATTCTTCATTTTTTTAATTACATCCAGAGAACCATCGGTAGATTTTATATCCTTTAATGGAAACCCGGGATATTTACCATCACAATATATCCTAGCGTCAAAAGGAATTTTTCCCATTTCGGATTCATGGTTCTCCAATCCTTCCCTTTCATTAAGGAAATTTGTGAAATAGCCTATTTTTACTCTACGCTTTATTAGATCCTCGAAGGAAGTAACCAACAGCAAGGATTTGTAGAAACTTATTTATAACTCTTTGGTCTTCCCTTTCGGACTTGTGCTTTATCAGCCAATCCTTGTTTATATAATCCCAAGTGGTATCAGGGATATTCTTCATCAGCTTATGGTATATTTCCTCATTATATCTAAAATCTTCTACCATTGGGACTGTATATCCTACCTTCTTTTGTGGGACTGGTAGATTATATTCCTTTAGCAGTTTTCTTAGGATCATCTTACCCTCATTCATTTGGAAGTTTATCTTCTCCAAGGAAGGTATGTGTGTAGCCCAATCCCGGAGTTCCATGAATGGGGCTACTATTGGTATACCATGGTACTTGGATATCTTTGAAGAGACAGGTAGAAAGTCATGTAGTAACTTACCGTTATAATCTGCCCTGTAAACGTCATAAATACGTTCTGATTTCTCCCCCCAATAAGGTCTGAAATGGTCTTCTATTTTTTTCATTAGCCCCCTACCATTCACAAAGACATCCTCTTGGTCTTCTACCCAATCATTGATATGGCAATCCAGATATTTTTGTGTCGGGGATTCATAATCAAGTTCAAAGTATTTTTTATACCTGAAGATATATCCACCGAAAAGTTCATCTGCACCATCTCCGGTTATCATTACATCACAGTTTCTCATTTTGCATAACCGAGCCATTATATGGTGGTATACATTCCATCGGGGTTCTTGTGCTATTTCAACATATTTTGGTATGTTGGATATTATACTCTGCCTGTTCTCTAAAGTCAATGTTATGTTATATTTCTCACAAAGTTTGATTACTGATTCTTCCTCTCCGGATGAAGTATCATGGACTGCCTCAATTTTCTTCTTTGGGTATATGGTTCTGAGCATACCCAATAGTAAAGTAGAATCTATACCACCAGAAAGAGATATTCCTATGGTATCATATTGTGATAATTCATTTCTTATTGCAACCTCTAGGCGTTCCTTGGTTTCCTGCACCCACCCAATTTCTGGTTCTCCATAAGGCTCAAAATCCTGTCGTGTCTTATGCGTATAAAAGGGAGAACGGTGTATGTCGTACCGTAAAGTCAATATCGACTGGATAGAATCTTGTAGGGTCATACTCTCTTGACATTATCAAGACAATCTTTACAAAGATCGAGTTCTTCATGCTTTGTCGTGATCTTATCAACCGCAAGACATATATGGCATAACATTAATTATATTTAAAAGTTTAGTTGTATTTAAGGCTTTAATACATCCTCAAATGTACTAGAATGGTACCATCACCGGCACCTCTATAATGACATCTTAACCCATCAGTTATACAGAGTTCTTGGGTTCTAATTATTTTCATATCTTTTTCCTTGGCTCCAATGTACATATACATTTGTATATGTTATATTAGTAAATCCCATTTTCTGACAACTCTCAGTGTTTCCATTACATTTTATTATTCTCATTTTTATCCCTTATCTCTACATTATGTGCCTTAAAAGTCTTGTTATGGTTCTTTTTAACCCTCTCTGCGTTCTCTGGAAACTCTGAATAAAACAATGTACCGTTCTTATATATTTCCTCGCAGGTCAAACAAATTATATGGAATCTACAATCCTCAAGGTTCATGATAATCTTCACTATCATCAAATAATTTTCCACTGTGGGGAATTCTTGTATATCTTCCAAACCTATGACTCATATTTATTTGGTAAATTCTACTTCCAATAATCATTATAGATTTTTCTCTTAAAATATGCATATAATCTATAAATACAATTTGAATATAAATCTTTCTATGCATAAATTACTCTTTGTTATTATACCTTTGTTATTGGCTCCAACCTTTGCTTATGCAGATTTCATACCCTACATGACTTGGGAGTGGGACAGAGATCCTATAGTTTGTCTTAATGCCGCAGATTCCACACTTCCTTATATGAATGATATGGTAAAGGCTATAACAATCTGGAAGGACAAACTAAATCAGAATACAGGAACACATAATTTCAATTATAAAGTCTATGTAGACAAACATGGAAGTCAGACACATAATGGAATATGTACTCTTATAATCAATACCGAAGTTCCTAAAGACTTGAGTTTCCCCAAAAATGCTATAGGTTACACAAACTGTGAGGGAACTCCATTAAATTGTGTTATAACAATATTTGATAATACACCATCCAATTACCTAGCACAGACCATAGAACATGAGATGGGGCATGCATTGGGTATTGGACACCGATTGGCATTTACCAAATGTGATTTTATTGCTGTTGTAATATCAAATGATGTGATGATATCCCAAGCCGGTAAATTCAGGTTTGTAACTCCCGCAGATATTGGGGCATTGACACAGGAGTATGGTCATGATGGTTTTGGTGGTTCTAATATTGTTTCACCACCGGACTTTGTGATAAATCCTAAACCTGTGAACTGTACACTATAATTATTACCTAAGAACTGAGATTACCAAATATTTATTAGTTCTTACATCTCTATATCTTCTAGGTCTGTCAAGACTATCTAATTTAAATTCAATCCAAACATACTGAAAATCTTTTTTTAGCCCCTCAAAGTCCTTGTCAATGTTCATCTTTTACAGGAGTTTTTGTAGTTGTCTGTTGTTTCTGTCTTCCCTTATGGATAAAACAATCCTCACAGTCTACATGATCATCTAGTTTACAATATTCTACAAAACACACCCAAGTCTTATGGCATGATGGACATCTATGACCTTTGCCTCTATTAACCATGATATCATATCAGAAACACTTATATTTAAGCGTTCATCAGTGGGTGAATCAGGATAGTCCAACTATTTAAATTGTAATCATAAAACAAATGTATTTTTTTAGGTGGTTCATAATTACAATTATTTACACCATTTCTATGTATTTTCAAAACCAATCCTCTTGTTTTCTATCAAAGTTTTTACTCATGCATTTACGTTCAGTCCCAAAATCTAAATGTACCCACCAAAATATACTCTCTGTTTGTGTCCTATTTATAGTCATTTTGAAATCTTGTATCTATTATCATAGGTGTTTATAATAGTATCTCCCTTGCGGGCTTCCTTTTCTAGTCGTTCCTGAGCGGTATAAACATCAAATACTCCTGTCTTAACTAATTCTTCTTTAGCCTGTTCTGGTTCTATTATTCCGGTCTCCGGGTCTGCTATACGGTTTATCACTTCCATAAAGGCATGGTCTCTATTCTCCTTCCTGCCAAATAGTATACGCTGTGTTGTTTCCCCTGTCACTACATCCTGTCCTATGGATTTTAATGACCTAGTAAATAATGCTATGGAATATTCTGCGTCCTGTTTTGTTACAGTTTCATGTAATTGTAGTTTAGCAAAAGCAAAGGCTATTCTGATTAATCCATGCAAGTGTCTTACTTCTATCTTTATACCGTCCTGCTGTTTCATGGATACGGATTTGGCTTTAATCCAAAACTCATTTATTATACTTCCCGCTTCTTCTGTAAACTTGGGCTGTAATTTTCTACAGTAGTTCAAATACTGTGACATTAGTTTCTTATCCATAAATGGTTCCCATTTGTAGTTAGGGTCTGTTGCCTGTCCTGCTATTTTTCTGATAACATCCTCTGATTCCACAGATGGTATAAACCATACCAAGTCGAACCTAGTCTGCAAGGCTGGGGGAATATTAAAGTTCTGTTGGAATGTCATTGCTTTGTCATAATATCCATGTTTTGGATTTGCAGTTGCTATCACCGTAGTATCTGCCGGTAGTTTGGCATGTATGATTTTATCATATGATATTTCCTGTTGTTCCATACCTCTATACAAACTAGGAAAATCTTCTTTGGGGGTCTTGTCCATTTCATCATATAATAAGAATCCACCCGTTGCTTTTGTCAAAAGTCCGGGAACAAACACATGTGAACCATCCGGTAAAGTTTCAGTTCCACCACGGATACCTACCTTGTTTGCGGAATCTCCGGTTGCTATGATACTGTTTGATGTTATTTCATGACAGAATTTTAACAGTTCAGATTTAGAAGTTGCCGGGTCTCCTAAATTAAATACATGTATGTCATCCCTTTCTACTACATCCTTGATACGGCAACCCCTTACTAGGGCTATCATCATGGATAGTTTGATATCATATAATCCCACCTTGTTACTAAAGGAATTTACTACCTTGGACAATCCATCTGGGAGTGCTAACTGTTGCCTAATCCATTCTATTTGTGTAAGGTCTGGTAATTCATCAATATTTTCTTCCATATCCTGCCAAGACTGGATATCCAACAGGATATAGTTCTGCTTTAGTTTCTTACCATCTACTGGAACTGATTTAAAAATTGCTATAACCTTCTTTCTTTTCATGGCTTTGACTTGGTGTACAAGTTCATCTGTGATTATACCCGCGTACCTTTTTGGCTGTGCCTCTATGGATTCTTCCATGGGTTCTTCTAACATTACTTTCATTATGGATTTGGTAATACTGTCTGCTTTTTCCAGTTTCATATCACCATGACCTTCTGGACATTTTGGTATTTCTGTTTCGTATAGGTCATCATGTGATACTTCTGTTGGTATCTTACATTGAGGACAAGTAAATACTGCCTTGTAATAATAAGTCTTTTCTTCCCCAAGCCCGTTTATTACACAGTTGAACTGAATCTTCTTACCTTCATGCTGTTCTGCTATGATATCATGCATTGAAACATTTATGTAATCTTTGAATTTTATTTTATATTTTTTAACCACTTCCCATAGTTTGGTTCTTTCTAGAATACTATCAGATTTTGAATTTTTTATTGCTTCCCTGCAACCTCTTGTTATAAATTGTTCCGCTTCTTTAGATGGATATTCTAGTAATATTTTTAGAACTTCTGGGTCGTCATCTGGGATAGCATATTCATTTTCAACCTTAGATAGTTCATAGGTCTTCTGTAGATATTCAGCAAATAAGTCTAGCTTCTTGCCTTCCGTAAAGGTATCCATGGTATCATCATTAGAATCCTCTAGGTTAAAAAGGTTTGGTAGGGATCATAATACCAGCACACCATCATTTTTATGCTAGCATATCTTGTATAATATATAAATCCAAAACCATTTCTGTATTTATAACGCTGTATTCTCATAATCCAGCACATGTATTACTATATTACATTTCTCTCCATATCCTAAATGGATTCTAGTATTTTTTTGATAGTTAAAGTTTTCAGCCTGACATTTGTCATATCCTCTCGAAAGTCTCATATTTAATAATCTCTCCAAGAAGGGTCTAAAAGATGTACCACAAAAGCACCAATACCTTTTTTACCTTGATGGTCATGTACTCTACCCCTTCTATACTCCGTTGTGTAATTACCACATCTAGTAAGTTTTCTCTCTACATTCATAATATCATCCTCTGTATAGTCTTTCTTTTCTCCAAGATGTTTAGGGAGTTCAATCGCTCATAAAAACTTTTGTATTGTGGTTCTGTACATTTGGATAGATAATTCTCCCACATCTGTAAGGATTGGTTAAAGTCAAGAATACCAAAGTCTTGGTTCTGGAAGTGCAACTCCAATATCTGAAAATTATAATCTGATACTGATAACCCTTGAGGTTTGGTATCTACTAACCTCTTATGTGTCCAATAATGCTGTTTCTTTATGGATAGTGCTATAGTATCAGTCAAGTGGTACAAACACCCATATATCATGACAAAATTCGGATATTCCTATATTATACACATAACCTTCAAAATATTTCCAAATTTTCATTTTCTAAACCACCATATTTCTATTTGTCTGAATACTTCATGCCTATTATTCACATATACTCTTTTAGTTCTATATTCTCTACCCTTTATATCTCTATGATCAGCATAAGACCAAGTTCCTCTATCAAGTTTCATGGTGTATAATATCCATTCCTTTCAGTCCACCAGACACCTATATGCCAATGTTCATCAGTAGAATACAGTTTAGGATTTCTTGTTTCAATAAATATATCTTCCTTATAACTTTCATCCATTTGGAAACTATGGAATATTTTCATTCTCCCAACAACCAATCTATTATTTTATCATCTTGTAATATTATGGGTTTTCTTCCATTTCGTAGGGGAATTTCTGCACCGGCATATACGTATCTGGTATATTCATATATTATACCTCTGGATACTTTCATAGTGTTTGCTCCACAACCTTGGATGTTTCCATTTCTTGATCCTATATACTCTCCAGCCGTCTTTAATTAATCTTTCCTCTCTAAGTTTATCCTTGAACCATTGTCCCTTCTTGGTTATATGGTAATCCCCGTCCAACTCCCATGCTATCTTCTTGGTGACATTGGCATGGTCTATCGAGGCTCCGGGGATTTTATATTCCATGGCTATATGATCATTGGGATACCCTAACATTAGTAATTTATGAAACCTAAGATTTTCAGGTCTTCTTTCACTATTACCCTGTTCTCGCATATTATGGTTTATATGAGACTTTCTATGTTTCATAATCTATATCAAACTTTAACCAAACATTATGGTTATCATCTATTAAAATCTTTATTCGTGAAAAATAATTACCAATTCCACCATCTAAATCAATATCCCTAATTACCCACATATTACCACCTCACAAGAACACTCTTTTTTTATATCAACATGCATATCTAGTTGTATGTATTCATTATGCCACCTAATAGACATTATATACATATTGAAGGAATCCATCTAGTGTGTACTGTGGTTATATCTAGAAAAATTTCTACTTTACCATCTATATAAAATCTTTCAATTATCATTTCTATTTTCCCAACATGAATCACAAATAGGAACGGAGTTGGGATATACAAATATCTCTTTACCACAGGTATTACATTTCTTTACTTGTGTCTTGTTGTATGTTTCCGATGCCATTATAATTAGTAGAACCATGGACGTATATATATGTTCCGTAATTGGCTATTCTTTGTGGGCAATTACATGTTGGTGATATAAATCTAGTTATTTTCATTTTGTTGTTTTACTTCTTAATAAAGCGAGTTGTAGAACCTTATTTATTCTTATCGATTCCAATTTGCTTTCAGTCTTTTCTATTCTTTTTATCTGTTGTTCCAGTTTGAGGGATTCCCTGACTTTATATATACCATTACTTTCTTGATGAGAAGTCATTTGTTTAAGTTCTCCACAAATTCTTCAGAATGTTTTTTCCACTCATCAACAGATTCAAACGATAATCCACAAGAACAAGACCATGTTTGTTTTATCTTACTTTTCTCTAAAGATGTCACTTCGTTAACTCTTCTGTTATCTTGTTTAGAAAGCATATTTACTAATTCGTCATGAATGTTATCTAATTCCTCATTCCATTCATTCTTAGACAAAAAATATTCTATAGTATCTATTAAAATTCTAATTTTGGACTCATTCAAATCAATATTCATTTACCATCATTTCCTAATGTAATTCCGCATTTACAACAAAACATTTCATTAGTTTGACAATCTCTAATAGGTTTATGATTACCTGAAGCCGATACTGGACAATTCGATTCTTTTGTCGGTAAGTTACTTTCTTGATGATTTGTCATTTAGATTTTAACTCCTTTATTCTTAGTTTTACTTTATCTCTACCAAATATCCAAAAAGTATCTTCTGCCATTCTTTTACTAGTAACATTTGTGACCAAAAAAGAGTTTGGTAATATTTCAATTCTAAATGTTTTTACCTTTGTTAAACGTTTTACTTGATTTTTTACTACCATTTAGAAAACTCCTTAGCCTGTCTATCTCTAAAGATAACAATTTTGAACTTTAACGCATGAATCAATATGTAGCCATACTTCCAATTATTCAATATATGAAAATGGCTTTGCCTGCAAAAGCATTTAGGAAATTCGATTATAGGCATTGAAAGACAGGATTGATGTAATGTCTTGTCAGTCATTCAGTCCAACCCATAGCAAATGAAGCACTTTTTCCACATCTTCGGCATAATCCATCTTTATCAAAATCATCATTGGTTAAACAACCGCTACAAGTCAGATGTATCTTACTTTTATTATAAGAAGTCATTTTATATCAGTCTCAAATACAGTAGTTAGTAAATTTTCTTCTCTACTACAATTACAATCACTATCACATGATTCATGATATAGATGTGTATTACAATTACACATAGGCTTGTTATCTACTATCAATATCTTACTTTTATCATAAGAAGTCACTCCAAATACCTCTCATGTATTCTATGATTTGGATAAAGTTCTTCTAAAGAAAACTTGTAGCCTGACCAATGATGAATATGTCTTTTACATCTGCATTGTTCTAAGAGTCTTAATTTTGTATATTCCATATCGTGAATGGTACAAGTCAAGTTACATTTCTCTAAAGATGTCATTCTAATAGCCTCGAAGTATCTACCATATCCTTTTCAGGAGTGGAGATTTTTCCTTTTTTCTTTTTCAAGGTTTCATCATCTGATATGCCGGATTCATTAATATATATTACTATTTCATCCTTGGCATGTCTGTTGGACTTTTCAAAGACCACAGTTCTTTTATTCTTGGGATTCTTCTTAATCCATAGTGTATACTTGGGAGAATGTCCTGCTATATGCCCACCTATCTGCTTTGTGGTACTTCCTGCATATGGATCAGGATTGCCCATTACTTGGTTTGTAATTACAATAGCAATATTAAGATAGTATGCCATGTTCTTGAGATGTAAAAAGAACGGCTTTAACTTGTTTTGTCTTGGGTTTAAATCTCCCCTACCTTGGTCGTATTCAAAACGGAATATTCCTGTAGCACCATCTATGATAAGCAGTTTAATGTTCTTTTCTAATATGGTTTGTGTCATTGTATTTATTATCCTTAATATGGTATTACTATCAAAAGCCTGTTCTACCATTAGGTTATCCATCACTGAAGTATCTCCCCCACGGACTGAAATTATTTCTGCTAGACGATCATCATCAAAGGTATTTTCACAGTCTACAAACATTACCCCATGTCCAGCCATCAAAGTCATTGCACATAATGTTAAACTAGTCTGTGTCTTACCACCACCGTTTTCACCATATATTGCCGTCAAAGCCTGTGTTTCTATACCACCTTTTTGTTTCTTGCCTGTGATGTCATCCTTTGATAGCATCTCGTTTAATCTTTCAGAACCAGTATCCAGTCGTAAAATCTTATCCCTATATTCTTTACGGGAAGCCTGATCCGTTTTAGGTATTGTTCCCTGTTCTCTTAACTGTTGTTTAACTGTTTCCACCAACCTATCACAGATTTCTTCATCCATCTCCGTCAATACTGAAATTTCATGTGCCCCTCGGATTATTATATCATAAGGAGTTGTTACACCGGAGTCTCGTAACCTCTGTCCCCTCGTCTCGCCAATACCGTCTAATGACTCGATATCAAACTTTTTGGTCATATTTAACATCCACAAAAATGATGTAAAACATGTTTTAATGTTTTATCTATCAAATCCCAATTAAAAATCACAAATATTATACCACCCACATCTAGTGCTAAAAATGTTAATCCTAAAGGATTTCTAAAAAAAGTATGGCTGTGTTTTTCAATTTTATCTTTTGTTGACATTCTATTTACTCCTTCTTTCTAGTTCCATATAAACGTATCGGGTGGATGCATCCAATGAATCTACCAATATGACATTCTTGGATTCGGGGGTATTCTTATTCCATTCCTGTCTATATAATAATAAAATCTGGTTATCCTTTATATCCTTGGCTAGATTGGGATTATCATCTACGAAGATATCATAGTCCAGTTCTTCCTTATGATTTGGTTTTTGTATCAAATTAGAATAGTTTATATTATGGAGCAAGCACCACTTGGTAACAAATTGCGTATAAAAAGGCTCTATGGATGTAACCACATCAAATTTAAGACCCTTCAGGGTGGCGGCTTGATTTACATCTTGGGGTTCTAATCTACTCCAATTAGACCACACATAATGGAATATCGGAGTAGCCTCTTTTCTAGATAATCCCCAATTCTTGTAAAAGTTCCATTCTGTAACGTCTTGGATACCTTTGGGATTATCAGGATATAATTGATTATACCTTTTTAGCCATGCGGGTATAGTCTTTACTAGAACGTTATCGAAAGTCCACCGCTATTTTAAGCAGTTTCAATCACCTTCTTATATAATTTAGTATGTATTGATATACCATAACATCTACCTCTACTATTAATACCACAATCTATGTGGATTGCTTTAGGTTTCTTTAAAATACAGTTTGGTGGGTTATTTCTTTTAATTCTCAATATATCAATTCACCCCAACCATAATATAACCTTTCCGTATAATGTGTTTCTGTCATAACACTTGCTATCATTGAAACTACCAACTTTGTTTTATTATGGCTTCTCCATTTATAGATTCTCATACATCCTCACCATTTGGATGAATCGCCAAATTATGATAAAACTCGTTATAAATTACTCGTTTATATATGGTATTTCTACATTGGAAGCATTTGGTTAGAAACATAATTAAGAATCACCATACATGCCAAGATGTAACATTATGCTTGTTTTTGTCCCACTGGTTGAATTTTTTGGATCTATGTGAATTCTCTTTCCGTTTTTAGTATATCCACACCTGTCTATCCATCTAACTATTCTCATTTATAGCCCCATCCAAACTGATGTATTAATATACTTCGAGAACGTTGAAGACCACCAATAGGGTCTATATGGACATCTTTTTTATCTTCATTAATACAAAAGGCTGAAGGACTTCTCACAACTCTCATTTCTTCTCATTGATCAAGTCCTTTACTATTGTTACTAATTCGTCAGTTGTTTTGTCCGTAGACTCTAAAGAAATCTCAACATGGTTGTTTCTATCCATCTTGTTGTCTATGTGGACATATTTGATTGAGTTTTTTGCTGGTGGCTGTTGTTGGTTTTCCATGTTTTATATGATTCCTATAGGAATATAAGTCTATCTATTTACAGAAACAAATATAAATCAGTTGGTTCTATAATGTGATATGAAAACTTGGAAAGATTTTGGAATGAAAGATGAGCCTGTCATTATGGGATTATCTATGACTGAAAGAGAAAGAGGTTGTGGGGTTTTATATTTTGAGTAGAAAAGAACCATCCATGATTACCATGGATATGATAGACGAAATGGAATATCCTTATTTTATTTGTCAGTCAGCAAGTTCGGAATCTGAAGCCTATACTATAAACATAATTGAAAGATCTTGTAGTTGTAAAGGATGGCAATATTGTAAAAAGGAACCAAAAACCTGCAAGCATGTAGAATCTGTCTTAAGATTCATAGAAATCAAGAAGACTCAGCAAGGATAAAACAATAAATTTTTATAGGGTCTCTAGTCTTTGATTTTTTAATCCAGTTTGCAGTTGTCCCTCTTGACCAACTGTTAGTACACTCTAATCCTATAACCATACCATTCATGACTTTAGTTATTTTCATATTAACAAAACTTCCTAACATGTACAAACCACATACTGCGTAGTGATATGGTTTCACCATTTCTTATAGCCTTTAGTTTAAATATTTTCATAAAACCTACATCTCTTATTTGTATATTTAAAACCTTTGATACCACAAACCATAACTACTGTAATTTTATCAATATCATCTATCTTATGCATTAACATATATTAAATAAAAAAGGAAAAGATAGATATAAATCTATCTAATCCTGTGTTTTTCTGATCTCTTCTTGGAACGGATCGTAACTTTGTTCCATTGTTACGATGTAACAGCCCGGATCAAAAGTGAGTGGATCATGTTCTTGGTGTGTCAAGGTAGTCTCTGCTTTTACCTCTACATATTGAACATCAGATTTCTCTGCGTCCTTGTAAAGTTGTACGCTACCGCCCTTGAACTCGTGTTTATGTCCAGTCATTTCACCCTCTGCGACTACTAGGGTTGGCTGTAATACTGCTGTCTCTGGGATTGAATCTATTCTTTTATAGAATGTATCCCCCTGTCGTATGTATTCTTGGTCTACTATATGCTTTGCACCTCCCTTTTTAATGTGTTTTGTATTCCACATGTGGCTTGTATATGTGTCATGGATTAGTATAATATGGTACGGTTATATAAATCTATTGATTATTCTGGATGGGCGGATATAAGTTAGAACCTATTTCTAGGATACGATAAAACTGTTTTCTGGACTTCCATATATTCATTCATAGTCAATCCATACTGAAATTCTAGATGAATATTTACCTATTCTGACTTTATATGTAAAATACCAGTTTTGACCTTTACCGTATAATCTGGACAGTTTCATTTTACTCTCCAAAGTGATTTAGCGTCTGGGTAATTACCTATTATACAATATACTGTTTTAAAGTCATCAGAATAACGTACAAGTCTATCAATCATCATTCCCTAAAATACTCCTGTTTTATAACCCAAGGATTATTAGAACAGTGTAATAGATATGGAAATCTTATTACATAATCTATAGTTGTTACTGAAAGTTTTTCAATTCTCATAGTTATCATACCATTCTCCTTGCCATATTCTACCTATACGGCATTTATGTGAAGTAAATGATAAGCCATTAGCCCAGACTTTATCAACATACATGTTTTTTCAACCATTTTTTTAGATCATACTTTTCTGGTAAAGTTGTCCAAATCTCTAATTTGTTTCTATCATCCATTTCATATAAAGTAATCAGAGTGGTATCTGAAACAATAATGAATACTAAACTATGTGAATCATTTCTATCTATTTGAACCATAGTAAATATAAAAAGGGAAGAAAGATATATGAATCTTTCGGTTAGGGGTTTGTCAATTTATGCTTCTTTGGTTAGTGTCTTGTATTCCGGCAAAGGCACATTGAATTTAAATGCCATTGCTTCCTCTGCACCCATTATTTTATCAGGTACAAAGTCAGGATATACTCTACCCGTTGATGGATCAGAATATTTGACCAACTTTAAGGTTCTGTTTGGGATCAGTCCATCTATCGCATAGAGTTCTATGAAATATGGCTTTCCTTCGTGATTTTTCTTGTTGGCTTTGTCTATTCTTTTTGCATTTACTTCCTTGAGTAGTTTGTCTATATTATAGACCTGTATGCTTGCATATCTTTGTTCCATGTTCTTGATTTGGAGTAACTCCTTTGCAGGAATTTCACTGTTTATTACTCTGTTGAACATGTTTTCATCAAAGTACACACCTCTTAGGAAGTTGTGTCCTGTACCATCATTCCATTTTACAGCAAACTCTTTGTCATCATGTAGGAATCCAGCACCGTTCTTCTTTACCTGTTTTGGTAGTCTACATGCTATCGCCAAGCCATCAAAGAATAACATTGTCAAGAATCCATTCTTGAACTTTTCAATGTATTCCACCATGGTCTTGTTCTCCATGAATCCTTCTTCTAGGCAGAACTCATAGAACGGAAGGTGTGAATCATGTGCAAGTCCAAAGTAGTATTCGATTGTTGCCAATCCATACTCTATATTTTTCTTGCCCAATTTTACTCCTGTCTGTTCTTCAAAGGATTTCTTTACATCTGCAAAGATTCCTTTCATTCTTGGAAGTTCTGACTCGTTCATGGCTGTGACTGCTCGTTGTAGTGGGTTGAGCATGTTTGTGAGTAGTGCTGTTTCCATCCTTTCCTTGGATTCAGTCCATAGTTTTGAACCTACTTCATTTGTTAGTTTGTCGTATAACTGTTTTTCCATGTTATCGACCAATCCAACATATTTCTCGTAGATTGTCTTTTCGTCTATGGTCTTATAGCCTGCTTGTGTTGCAATATGTCCCATCATCTTATACTCGACCAGATTGTTGGCTATTACAAGTGTCGGGGCTTTTAATCCGGCTTGCTTGTAGTTCCAGTTTATGGTTTCCTGTAGTTCTGCTGGGCTGATATTAGCACACTTGCCTCGTGTGGCTAATCTTATCCAAGAATCAGTGATTTCTCTGAGTCTTGCAAGTTGTTCGGGTTTGATTTCCGAAATTTTTGCTTTTGTTGTTGTTTTTGCTTTTGTAGACTTTGTTTCAGTCATTGAAAATATAAATGGTACTACACAATATAAATCTATCGATTTATTGGTAAGTTGTTATAAAAGTAAGGTGTTTTAGTGAAGCAAACCAAAGATATAAATTCATGTGTGGTTTATCACTTCTCCATCTTTTACCATAATAGAACTTACTAATCTTCATTTCTTGGCAAACACCTACTTATTGCTTTAGTGGATACATACATGAAAATACACTCTCGTCCAGTCCAATACTTGATAATTATCATAATGGAGCCTCAAAGGCTAAATGATCAAATATTTCATTAGGTGATTGTGGTTCTGTGTTTAACCAGATAACACAATAATATCTTTCGCTGTTAAAATACTCCTTTATAACTTTCATATCATTAGTCTCCTGAAATTATTTACATGGTAATCTATCTTTTCTATTATTATGTTATTACCCTGTTTTATATATCCTATATCTATGTCTCCACCATTTTGTTTATAATGAACACTTCCTTTTGTTATTGGTTCTCCATTGGACATGTAATCACAGAGATATGGTATTTTTAGATCAAAGGCACTTCCAAAAACACCAGAACGTCTTATATCTCTTATAATCCAAATATCAGATCTCATTAATGATATCGCTCCAAGAAATAATTTGCATAGTCATTCATTGATAGTTTATCCTGTGGCATTACATCCACTATTTTTTTATTAAAGTCTGTACCTCTCCATACATGCATAACTGTGATGGTATGATGTAGTATAATATTAGTGTTTTGGTAGATGGACATATAGACAATCATGTGCTGTGGAATCTACCCAGCAATCATAAACATTTATATCAGGTCTTACATCCATATCAGCAAAAACTTTCCAGATTCTCATTTTGGTATCCTTTTTATTACTGTCTTATCATCGTTAAAACCAACTCTACAATCAAATAACTCATAATGTCCTTTCTTTTTAATAATATAATACATACAATTTGGTGAATCCATATATCTTAAAAAATCATTCTCAGATTCATAACCATACCAATAATAAGATAAAATTCTCATTTTCTATATATCGCCACCGTTATTTCTGGTATAGAAGTTGTAGCCATTACTCTTATACTGTCTTTCGGGTGCCAATCTCTATACCAATGGTAAACCCTCATACCAGATCGCTAAGGTCTGTACCAAAATCATTTTTTAGTGTGGATAACTGTTCCATATAGAACCCCAAAGCCTCATCTGGATCTTCAAATTGTTGTTGGATATCGGCATTATATAATGATCCGATTGCTATGATATATTTGCCGTGTATTATATCATAAAATACGTTTATCACTTTGTTGGTTATTTCATGTTTTGCCAATAGTTTTATAAAAGTGTCATCCACTATTATTTGTGTCAAGAATCCATTTTTGGATAGGTCTTGTTCTAAATATTCATAAAAGCCTTTTCTTATCATTAAACCCACCATCCATGCTCATAAGAACCCCTCTTATTGATAAATAAGATTATATTTGTGTGTGGGTTTATAACCGATCTTCTAATAGACATATTCTATAACATCTTTACCTTGTGCTATATTTAAATGTATTTTTTTATCAGGATATAACCTACGCCAACCCCTGCTAAAATCTTCTACATTAAGGATAGATATATCATATGCCGAAACATTTCCAATAAAAAATATTGATGATCTATCTACTTTCATATAAATACACTTATTGTATAATTCTGATTAATAAATACTTCTAGACCTTGACCCCAGCGGAATCTACTAACTTTCATTTAGACCACCAGACTAGAATATTTGTTGATATTATACCATTCCATACATGAAACTTTAAATCTCTTTCTAGGAATGATATATTTTTAGTTATACGCATATCGTCTCATCCATAATATGGTTATGTTTTTTAATCCGTTAATGAAAATCCTATTACTTTCTTCATAATTGTATCTATAGATATACATTAATAAAATGCCCTTCTTATAGATGTTTCTTGTTTAGTGTTAATCCATAGTCTTATCTGACCCATTAAATAAGGAATTCTGGAAACAAACATTAAAATATACCTATCTTTGAATCCGCTATTGGTTTTTGCTGTTGTTCCTTTTGTATTTTGGCTTGTTCCTTTTTAATTTCTTCCAAAGCCATTAGTTTTTCATGGACTTGTTTTATTATTTCATCCAGTTCGACATATTGTAAATCAGGGTTAAATCTTCCATCAAATTTACCAAGAGGGACAAATAATCTGCCCTTATAAATGATTCTATCCATTAAGCCCTAACCCCTTGGAAGTAATCCATATCAAGAAATTTATCCTTAAATCCCATTTTATATACCCAATTTTGCCACTCTTTAGTATTTAAAACATCACAACATTTACAACTAATTTTTAAATGGTTTACCATCTTAATCAGTATCCCAAAAGACATCCTTTAGATCCTCAAAAAATTCGGAGAATTCTGATTTTATTCTTGGAAAGATTTTAGCAGTTTCCATGGTATAGTATATACATAATACTATTTATAAATCTTTCTTAATAAACTGTAAAAGGTATGGTTAAAAAAGATTTAATATTTATTGATAAATCCACAAAAATTCTATTATAAGCATAGGTCTTAAATATTCTCATATTAGTGTATATCCTTTTCTCTTTATGACTCTGCAACCATCAATAGTATCACAAAACCATAACTGTATCTCTGTTTTTAATAATGCTTTCCAATGATTAGAATAAAACTTTCTAATTAACATAACACTCTTATAAAACTCCCTGAAAAGCCTTCATGATATATTACTTTACTTATTGTTGGCGTTAATCCACCATAAAAGAATTTGGCTATTAACATATCTTTAAATCCTTATTGACCTTTCTTTCTTTTGGTATATAATAAACAAACATAGGATCATTATTAAAAAAGAAATACAAACAAATTAAATCACCATGTCTTTCAATGTTCAAGTTCTTCAGTCCATCTATAATTAGTCCTTAAATCCCAATTATTATCTACCAGATCATACATATTAAAATGATAAATGTTTCTCCTAATCTTCATTTCTTAAATCCATAGAAAAATGTTTTTGTGTCATACTGCGCTAGTATCTTAAATGACCAGTCCTGCTCAGTGGATACCATATAATTAATATTAAGGCATTTACCATTAATACTATCAAAAAAAGTCTTTATTATTTTCATGCTTTCCAATTAATTATTATATAATAAGAGTCTAATAAACATATCCATGTTTCAAATCTTATTAAGGGCACACTTCTAATTATATTCATATCTCAACAATACATATAAAACGAGTTAAATATAATATTCCAAGTTACTCCATGATCATTAGTATTAATAAATCTATTGATTCTCATGGCGACCACATTATGCCATAAGGTTTGATATCTGATTTAATTATAACCATAACATTTTATTATGAAACAACCACATATAAATCTATTTATAATGAAACCGATACATTTAAATACTATTAATGTTTCCTTTACATAATGCCTTATATAACCATGACTGAGTTTAAAAATCATTTGTGCCACTTGTGCAATATCAAAATAATAGATGATCCCAAGACCCCTGAGACTGTGATCCCCTGTTATCATTGTTTGCCATGCAATAAAAAGCGATTAGAATCGTTACATACTATAGGAAAAGATATCTGTGGTATATGTAATGTTATAATACCTAAATCCATCTAATCTTTGGTGTATAAAATTCTCTTAATCTAACTCTACCAAACTGATTTTCGGACGATATTCTTATAACAAAATCATAATAATCTATCTTACTATGATATATATTCATTAATAATCTTGTCTCCAATATTTGTATGGTTCGCCCTTAGTGATTTGTCTATATGAGTGATTATTAAGTTTCAAAAAAACATTTTTCCATGTAAAATTTGCACTATTTGATCTACCTAAATGCCAATAAATAATAACATTCATTTGTTAATATGATCCCCAGCGTATAAAATACGCCATTTTCCATGGTCTATAGTTAATATCTCCTTATTTGGTGTATCGTTGTTTTGTATGTAAAAACATATTATTGAATGACCATCTTTAACAATTTTCATTTTTATATATCCTCATATGAAGTAAAACATATTTCAAAACCACAATCGACTTCATAATCTGCTATTATATGCCCGTCTGGGAAATAGTATCTATTTATAGTCATTTTGATTATCCCATAAATATATCTTTGTTTTCTTGGTTTCTTTTACTACAAACCAAGTTTCAATAAATTTATTAAAGTTCTTTGATTCACCACAATCGAGATAAATAACTGTCTTATCTAATCCTGTTATTATTGGATCTCTATATGCTATAATTCTCATTTTACCCAGACACACCCAACAATCGCACGGTTTAGATTAGATATAGCCCTTTCATCTCTTTCAATACTTTTAGGTGATATATTTACAAAGTAACCCAGCCAAGTATCATTAAAATAGGCTCTTATATGCATATTATATCATCAAGCCCAACAAAATACAGAGGGAATATCTTTATAAGTTCTATTTTTTAATGCTAACCAGTTATATTCATTATGTTTTCCGTTAGTTTGCCATGAGTTACTTAACATTATCCAAATATACTTTCTTGGATCCCTTTGAACTTTCAATATACTAGAATAAAAAGAAAGGGAATAAAAGCCTTTCTATATGTAGTCTAGAATTGATTTTTCTATTAATTTATCAATTTCTATGACTTCTCTTTTTTCACTGTCATATATTTGTTTAAAGTCTTGTCTGTGTTGTAGGCTTGTTCTATATGCCTCTATTAAGGTATCAAAGTCCTTGATAAAGTCATTCATTCCCCCGCTTGGGTAGTATTGATCAAAGGCAAACAATAAGAACCTTTTCATATTAAAAAGGCTCCTCGGTTATTTCTTTAGGGCATTTTTGATGAACTGGACGCCCTTTTTTATCGAACATGGAGTCAAACAGATTCACATATTGTTTGCAGTTTTGACAAGTTCCCATATTATGCGGTCACCTGTTGGGCTTTTCTTTCTTCTGAAAGCCATGATGTTATAGCGTCTATCTCATAATATACGCTGTACTTTGTACCACATGAGGTTATATCCCTTCTGGTGTCTGCATTTACCATAGATACATGACCATATCTATAATACAGTTCATATTTCACCTTAGAGATTTCGTTTAGGTGATCTACCTTGGCTTGTAGTTGGCTGTCTGTTATTCTTTGGGTCATACATACAACGACCTTGAATAGTTCCACTTGCCGCCCTCATGGGTATTAATTACCTTGGATTCATCCAACCCAAAGAACTTTAGACAATATCTTATTTGTCTGTCTGAAGTGGTAGAACAATGCCAATTTGCTTCTACTCTTTGACTTTTTGAATCATATGCAAAGATTATTGTTTCGTAGTGCATTGCATAATAAACCCCGTCTTTTTGGAAGACAGTTGCATTTTTCACTAATTTAATACCTGAGACTGCATACATATCTTTTGGTATTAGTTGTGCCTTTTGGCTTTTTGTTGTTTGTTGCATAGGATCACTATGATCACATAGATATATATTCGTTTTGGTGGTATAAATACAAAACGTAAGACTTTTATTGTATGATATGTTATGATGTAATATAATGAGTATACAAAAACATCATTATGGAATGAAAGCAATAACTATTAACATATATTTTTCCAAACAGTGGAGAGTTTTTATCATGATCTAGTTGTTAAACATGAAGGATTTTATATAGCATGAATATTAGAAAGTTCTTTAAACCTATGGTGCACAGAAATGAAATCAATATTTACATTATAGACACTGGTCATAGTATAGACGATAACATGAATTTTAGGAAAATAAAAAGAAACGGTTATGATATATTATGAAAATCTTCAGAGAATATTATGTTATGAGTTTTAACAGAAAGCCGCTCATAGACATACATCTGTTAAACCATGATGGCAGAAATAACCAGATTAATTCAAAATGTTTTTTTATTGAGATATGAGAATAACTAGATCCTATTTCCAATTCAAGGGGGATTATGAAATATGCATATTAATCCATAGTGATTCAAACTATTATAAGGAATTAGAATTAAACAGGGAAGGATATACTATTTATTAATATTGTGTTCATAACCACAAAAACCACATTTTATAAAAAGACCTTTTTGCATTTCCCATAAATGATAGTAAGTGTCAGACCATTCGGTTCTAGAACATTTTATACATGGCTTAAGTTTTTTCATTCTATTACTATCTCCTCGTTTTGATACTCACTTGGAAACCATGGCTTATTATGAATTTTTTCAGTGTGAAATATCATATCATATCTTACTATATTCTTACCGCAGTCATGGCATTTAAAGGCAGTCTTAAACCAATATTTTGTTTTTTCATCACATCCTTTATTATATTCCTTAATGTTTTCTGGTGTGAATTCATCTATATGTAATGATGACCCTTTTTGTATATAGCCCTTACCATATTGATATGATCCGCTAGAATATCTTTGCACTCTGGAATCACCCCCAGCACTTGGGCTATATGCTAATGCTATTCTTTTACTTGTATATATTCCTATCAAGCCGTCATCCATTGTTGAAACATACCAAAGATTTTTTCTTATTTTATCAAACTTGATTATTTCCATGCTGTTATAATAATCTAATACTAATATAAATGTTCTGGGGATATCATTATATCCCATATTATTAACTGTTATGCAATAACATTTATATATCCTTTTATGGATATTAGGGTATGAAAAAATACCTTCCAAAAAGGCTTGATGTATCTCTTACAGAGAACCAAGTTAAGCAAATGGTAGAGAACATATATAGTATAATGGACAGAAAAGACTTGAGTAATTATATGAAAGTCAAATCAGTTGAAAGGGCTATATATTCTGATGTAGAAAGATCCAACTATAGAGAACTATACGATATAGTATAGTCTTTATTATTTTATTAAATTATAGTTTTATTAAATTAATAAATTATTAATTGTATTTGTTCCTAGTGGATTAAGTCTTTTAACGAGACACCCACCCCTATATATACCTTTCTGTCGCTACACAGTATAAGATCATTCCCAAATTGGGTATATAAAGGTATCGCAACTATATAAGCCTTGCGAAACACTTAAATACTAAGTTGCCAAAAGGCAACGTATTTAACCCTTTATAAGGGTATAAATACCAGCAAAACATTTATATTACTCTTTAGGTTATACTATAATTGCAAACGGGGTTTCAAATACGGATCATCAACGAGATGCCTTGCTTAGACGAGCAACCCGTTAGCCGTCTAATACCCATAGGCTGAGGCTACGTCCCAGATATGGGGTATCCTTTTATTATACCATTTGGTTATATTATGATATGAAGATTAGTAGGGGTTATTTATTATCTTATACCCGTTATTTGTATATTACCCCTAGGTTGGCATCCTTAATAAATTTGAAGATATGAGTATTAGGCGTTCTAAAGGGATATTAGGGATATATACTATTTTCCAAACCTATTGGATATTTATTGGTTCTGGGATATGAGGATCATTAATAGGAATAAAATAGGCTGTGTAATACTAATAGGGGATATACGCAGTTTTGTGAATTGGTGGACTTGGAGACATTTTTAAATTATTTAGGATAGAAACATTTATATTAGGTATAGTGTATCATATAATAGGACGCACAAAATTTGCATATATTTAAGGCTTTCGGTGTTATAAAGGTTTGTATAAACAATACTGTTATATATCGTATATATAAACCATGAGGCTTAGGCATGACCTTATAAGGAATCGTCCACAGTGTAACGTTTATATATGTGCGTGAGCTGGATAATATAGGTACCATGGAATCCATAAAAGGATCAGTACAGAAAAAAACCAGAAAGCATAAGAGATCCAATACTACAGTACAATTAATAGCCCTTCTGAAGGAATCACGTAATATAGAACTACAAAAGGATAAACTGGAAATTCGTGCTAGTATAGTAAATAATGCCATTAAGGATATATATTCAAACATTCTACTTGCTTCTATAGAAGAACATTTATATGGTATTATGAAAAGGCGTATAAGAATATAACATAACATTTATAAATAACACAGTACAAGTGGTACCATGTGGATAACAAGGGGAAGTATTGTTAATTATACCCGCTATTTATGGGTCAGTACAGGATTAAACATAAGGCATATTAACTTGAGGATAACATGAGAATAGTCAAGAGTTATTATACCCAAGCCCATTGTGTATTAATAGCCAATCAATATACAAGCAAGATATCGTTTTGGAGTTACAGCAAGTATGTGGTTGATTAAGGATTACCGTTCCGTAAGATTTATAATGGTAAGGCATATATACGGGATTCCCATGATAGACAGTGGATGACAATAGATAGGTGGAATGATGGGGAAGTTTACTTGTATTCTAAAGGTAATTGGTCATTAAGATTTGGCGAACTTTTCACAAATTCAGGAAGGATAGCATTTGAACCTTAGAAGATTTGTATTCTCCCGCTCGGTATTTATTGATATTGTAGTATCCCCATCATATTGGCATATTGCTTGGGGTATGATAACTAGGGGTTATGATACTATATGAGAATATTACGAGGAATGGATCATTGGGAAAAACACATATCGGATACATGTCATGCTTTATATATAAGTACAGAAGTTGCAGGACATGGTTGTAGGGCTGATGATAGATGTTGATTGACAGGGGATATCTTGGCATATATTTTTCAACCGGAAGGTATTTTAGGGGAGACATACTTCATACGACAAGGAAAGGAATATTGAAGGAGTTGGTACGAACATGAAAGTAATTAGAACCTTTAGCCATATGTTTTTATATTGTTTGGAAGATAATGGAGACAGTAATTCAATGTATGATATTGTAGCGTCTCAAGGTTGGAGCAAGTCAAAATATGTTGATTGACCGTTCGTTTAAATATTGGCGTTACGTTATGGTTGCTGATAATACATATGGTGCTAGGTTTTTTACCAAATTACCCAAGTGATGATAAAATATGATAGTATATAGAAACATAGGTGGAAAACACATCGTGATGGTTTTCGTCCGTTCTACCATGGATCCTATACCTATACTAAATGATAACATATCATCGGAAAGTATAGAGATAAAGACATGAAGGTACTAAGATTCAAGGAAGGTTATTTGATATATGCCAGTCTGCATAGTTCCAGTGAATTCAGGTGGTATGATGAGTTTTGAGTATACATAGGTTTCCCTGTACAATATTTATCTATGGTAGTAGATATGCCAAGACTTTATACAAGGTGGACTATATATAACATGCATGTCCATAGGGGTAATGTGTATGAACATACCAGATATCTATATTGTGGAAATGGGCACCCGGGTTTAAGAAAACCAATATTGATGAAACCTGATAATTCTTGGGATTTGTGGGAATGAGAATAAGACGCTCTGGGGCTTGGAGCAGTTCCAAGCAAATAAGGGAACATTTTTATCCCCGCATATCTAACATATTCATCTGTGGAATATGGTGATGTTAGAACAATGTATATAAGAACCAGAAGTTCAAACATATTGAGTAAAAAACCCATAATAGCATGTGGCAACCTGTGGTTTATGAGGTACATGATATTATGAAAATACTTAGGAACTTTGCTTGTACTTTGGATCATGGTATATACCCTAATAGGGGATGGAGTCTAAAAGGAGAAATCATGCTTTGCTGGGATTTTGGTAGGATATGAAGATTCAGAGAAACCATAATTGTTCAGTACGGCATAAACGATATCCATATTTTGTAGAACCAATACAGTCTTGGTATTATTATTTGGTATGTTGGAAGTCTGAAAGATAATGAAGATTGAGTTTTCTTATATAATACAGAAAAGACTTTTAATACACAAGTCCTATAGAGTCAGGTTGGGTATATATTGAAAATTAACAGGTATTCCGACAATAGAAGGGTATTATATTGTTTTGGTACTAATAACATATATGATACCGAGTTTGAAAAAATATATTATATAAAAGCCACGAAAGGTTGGTTTATATCATGAGTATTGACAGAGTAAGAATGAATTCAAATGGTAGTTATAATGGAGTTGCAATAGAAAAGATATACAGGAATGGTTTCTTTTTATGGTGGGTGTATAAAATTGATAGTTGATCGCTCAATACGTTTTAAATTATATGCCGTTGCAATCGATCCACGCTCTTTTGGTGCAAGAATATTATATAAAACCCGGAGTGGGAATAGAGATGAATATAGATAGAGGATGGCACCAAATACGGTTATGGGCATATTGTATGATATGTGCCGCCTTGTATGAACCTAGATTCTTTACTTATCTGGAAGGAAGGTATGCGAATAAGAATTAAACCTTTATATAATCCTTTGACCAAAAGGTTTGATAAACATTTCACAATGGTAAAAGTTTATATAAGAACCACAAGAACCTTTATTGATGTTCTCCGTCAAAGAGCCTGAAAGGGTACAATGTAAGTGTCCTAATGTAGCCATGCCCGGAGTCCCCGGAAAACATCTGGGTTCGTGCAGTATAATGACACCCAAATCCGAAACAGATATATGTACTTGGTGTACCCGAGGTTGTATGAAGCGGCTTGGTAATAAGTAAAGAATTCGGACAAAAATACCTTATATCATATTATGTAAGGCTCAGTAGCCAACCAAAAGAGATATATGATGATATAATATATACAAGAAGGGCATGGTAGTAAACAAAAATAATATCCAGAAACACATGTGGTGGACTCTGATATCAAATGAGTTTCCCGCATGGATGGTTGAAGGAAGGACACCTTGGGATTGAATATTCACACCGATCATACCACTGGAGAAGGTAGACGTTCCATGACTACTATGCAATTAAATGATTATTCATATGTAGCCATATATTGTACTGGTTGGAAAGAAATCCGTGGATTTGTAAATAAAAGAGAATTTAAAATATGGATGAAAACATTTGTTGATAAGCAAAGTTTATTTTAATATTAGTACCCTAGAATGGTATTTATGGTGTGCTGGTGGAGAACCTTTAAATCTTCCCATAATTTATAATCAATATGGAAATAAAAAGTAGATATAACTGGTGCTTTCAAATAAATATGGAAACACATAAAACTAAAAGTCTAGGAAGAAAAAATACTATAATGGCTATCAGCAAAAAATTTGAGCGTATAGTCCACTAATATTGTACTACTTCTAATTTACCAAACTTCCCTGTTGAAAGCGACATTTTGCCTTTAAAGTCCTTTGCAAAGCCACCGGCTATCTGAACCTTTGAACCCTTACGAACCATCTTTATGTTATGATCCCATAGAGTCAGGGTGATTGTACCGGACTGGTCTTTAAGTATTGCGTCTGCGACCTGAGATGTAGAACCTGTTTTGAGGTTTACAGTCCTTGGGGCTGAGACATCAAGTATTTCGCCTTCACAGTCTATCTTGGTAAATCCCGGACGGATTTTGGATATTTCAACCATGGTATTATAAAATCGCTCTAGTTTATAAGGGTTTCGGCAGTATTGTTCTCTTGTATATCCATTTACAAAATATTCTATCAATCCTGAAACTACCTGTGCCCTATGGGGATCAGCGGGAGATATCTGTATCTGCACCAATAAGGAATTAAAATAATCATCCTTTCCGGTACGGTTCCATTCCCGGTCATCTATTTCGTCTCTATAAATACGATCAATTATCATTACATTCGCCTGTCTGCTAGAGTAGGCATACCATGATACCATATATCCCAAGTACCATTTTTTAACAAAGCGATTTGTGCTGAAACCTGTCCATGCCTAGATTTATTGGAAAATTTTATCTGTGTTACTTTTTTCAAATCAGAATCATAGTCAGGTATACCATCATAAATAAACCAAGACATATGAATTTCCAATAGAATAATTAAATACCATATTCCAATATAAACGTTATGCCTAAGAAATCAGAGGAAATAGAGTTCAAATTTGATTTTGAAGACAGCCCCTTCACAGGCGAGACAACCAAGAATATATGCACAATACACCTAAAGAATCTGGATTCACATACGGAACTTATAAATCTTTTAATCCATGAATCCATACATGCTGTACTGAATATAATAGAATCAGATACGGACGCAGACCAAGATCATTGGGCACAAAGACAATTAGAATCCGAGTGGTTCTAAACCCTAGAGGCTACGACCAATTCTTCCCTTTTTACCCCGTTAGCCGGTTTTCCACGCAATCTGGAACCACAACATAGGCATTTCCAATAATCCACCTTAAAATACTTTCTACATTCACGGCAGTATTTGAATCCTAATATATAAGAAACAAGATTACTTTTATTGACCCCATTGTATTTTTTCATACAGTCATCATTGTGACATATGTTTGTTTTTGCCATGGAGTATAGTAAAGCATAATGGTTAAATATAAAGGTTGTGTAAATACTGATCCATGTTGTTGGATATATATAGAATAAAAGCCGGAACTTTATATTGGTTGTATGTTAAGGTAAGTTCAATAACCAGTGAATTTGGTGTAAGGAGTATAACATGAGAATAGATAGATTTTATGAATTATTAAATACAAATAATTGGAGATTATTAATGGATGATTTTGAATTAACTATAGGGACTGAGAAACGTCCAAAATTCCTTTTAAATAAAAAAGATTGGTAGTTGTATTATTTACAACTAGCACAGTCTGATTCGGAATATTCTGGTTTAGGTGCATTTTCTGGGTTTGCCCATGCTAGTACGGAAGCCTTTAGCGTCAATGCACAATCCTCACAGAAATCCAAGTCAAAGAGTGTTATTACTTGTTCTCCATGTTCTATTTTCTTTCTACAGGTGTCTTTATCACACCAAATTTTTCGCATGGTATTACAATATATACACATCAATATAAATGTATAAAAAAGATTTAAATACTCCAAATAATAACACTTAAATATAATGGCACCACAACCACAATTAAAAACAGATCCTAAAAACAGATTCAAAAACGGAGTTTATGTCTTCCATGAGGACGGTACACCAGTTGCACCAACTTCAAATGAAGGTATAAACATACAAGCCGCTTGGGATCATCAAAATCTGGTAAAAACAGACAACAATAAAAACAGGATTAAATTCGCTTGGGATACTTATCCAAGGGATGAAGTCGCTAGAGGTAATCTACTCAAATCCTTTGGGCTAGATCCAAAGTCCCCAGCCCCACCAGTTTCATAACTTTCTCTTTTCTTTTTTGCCCAAGAAACCCATATGCCTGAATAGTTTGTTACTTCAGCGATTGATGATAATTCCATAGATTTGAATCTGAATACTCTCATTTTTTTCTTTCTCTCCACCAGATTTGGAAATAACATTTACCATCACACCAACGTCTATCATATTTTAAACTACCATCATTTAATCTTGTTTTTAGAACATATGGAAATTTTGCACTCCAAGACCTAAATCCTATTCTCATTCTATCAAACCACTTCCATGTCTGGTTTTAATTATTTTTACAAAATTCCAAACCCAGAGATTATAAACCCAATGATTAAAATTTCCAAAATATCTATATATTCTCATCCACAATATCCACTCGCTACACAGTTAATATATAGAATAGCACACATTCCAATAAAAACGGTTCCGGCTAACCAACACATGTCTTCTTTACTCATATCAATTCCCTAATATTTTCATCATCTTTGACATATCCATAAGAACGTCCATCTATATCTACCTTGCCTTCATAAGAATCATCAAGTTCTTTGGGCTTTCGTTTTCTGTGGTATAACCACCACCAAGCAATACCAACGGCTAGAAGAATTTCAATCATGGCTTATCTGGATTCTTCCAATGTATAACATATAACTGATTAACCTTATAAAAATGTGTTTCATTCATTCCAGTACAACCACAATTCCATCTAAATAACTTCATTGTGCCAATTCACTCGTGTGTGATTGTCTATAAGATGATTTACAGGCTTCTCTAATATCTCCATTAAGAGTATCACCATAATATATGATATCACGGTCATTAACAGGTGCGGCATAAACAAGAAATCCCATAACATGTTTTATCCAATATGACTTCCAGATTTTCATTCCCAAATCTTCCCACCAAAAGGTATCATCCAATGCTGTTCATTTATCCAGTTAAATGTAATATGAATCTTTAGGAAAACTTCCTTTCTATTTTGTTGAAACCAAGAATATTTCTTTGGATCACCATATTCTCTAGTTACTTTCATTTCCTTAAGAAATACTCCCATCTTTTAGAGTCCCAAGAAAGTTGCCAATGATAGCAGACATTAAAACCTCTATGTCTTTCCTTGCTTATTATTCTCATAAAATATAATAAGTCCTCACAAATATAAATCTTATGGAAGATTCACATGATGATATATGCAAGTGTTCTGACAAATGCAAGACCAAATCCAAATTAAAATCCATAAAAAAGACCTTGGACTAAAATTTGTGTTATTTATTGACTTTTTTAAAGATTTAAATATTAGATATATTAATACTTGGTTACATGGTAACCGAAAGTAAATGGAAAATTCATAAAGAAAAACTATTTAATTTATTAGGTCACACTTGTGTTAGGTGTGGATTTAGTGACAAGAGAGCACTTCATTTTGATCATATTAATGGGGATGGTAATGAAGATAGGGCTTTAGGAATCACTGGTGGTTCAATGTATTTATTTTATAATAAGAATCCAGATTTAGCATTGAAAAAACTCCAAGTCCTTTGTTCTAACTGTAACTGGATTAAGAGATATGAGAATAGAGAACATGGAAATCCAAAAGTAAAAAACATAATTAAATTAAGAAGAATCATCGAAAACCATAAAAAACCAATAATAACAAATGAAATAATAGTAGAATATAAACCAGAGATTAGTTTAATCAAACACCCAGCATTAGTAGGATGGGATAAGGCAGAGAATGAGTTACACGGTGAGAAAATCATTAATTCTATATAAATATATCGAAAGATTTATCTAGTAAGTAAGTAACAACATTTAAATATAAGTTAAAAAGTTGTTGATTGATCCTCAAAAGTTTCAAAGACCTAAAAAATAAAAAATCTTTAAATCCTATATATTTCTTATCATAAAATAGTGTCAGAGATTACTCTCGGCGTATACAGTCCTGAAGGCTCAAATATTATTGAGTTTTCCATCCTTACTCCATAAACTTACTATGGAGTAGGGTTTTATTTTTAAAGGATCAGAATGGGATACACCCTTTTTCATCATCTCCTTAACAGGACGCTTGATACTAATATATTAATAAACAATGGTTTATATAAGCCTTTTGGTATACTAATATTATGCAGTTAGAGAGGCTAAAGAGAAGCAACCAAACCCTAATTTGTGGGTCTGTAATATATAGTAGAAACCGTAGATGGTTTACTTGGGATGAATAGTATATAAAGCCCTAAAATACTTAAATAGTTAGAAACAATAACTTTAAATACCCATGGGCATTTTCGGAGACAAGAAAAAGGATACTGATATTCTTAATCTAAAGACCAAGGTAGCCGATTTAGAGCGTCAGAATATCGAAAACGTGCAAAGGATGTATAGTATCAAAAAGAATTTTACTGAGACCATAACAAGACCTTCCCTAGCGTCACCTTACATGTCTACCGATACAGGTGCCAAATTACCAATCTATACCTTCCCGTTAATAATGATACAGGAATTGGAGAGAAACAATGACTCTCTAAGAATTCCAATAGAAGCCCTAATGCGTGAGATGTTTAAGAACGGGTTTGAAATCATAGAAAAATGGAAGTATAAATGCTTAAACTGCTCAAAGGAATTCCAATACAAACCAGAACCGGAAGATGATGTAGAAGAATCTAAGGATCAGATAGATACCAACTCTGAGAAACACGGACAAGAGTCTGACGATGGCGATAATAACTCAGAATCTTCTGCAAATACACCAGAATCTACCGAAGGTAATATGTCTTCTGACACTATTAAATCTATCGGATTTGAGAAATCCTTCGGCTGGAAAAATACAGTAAAACCAATAAAAATATTAAGAAAAGATTATGACGACAAGAACCTATTATGTGATGAGTGTGGCAGTACCGCTCTAAGAAGACCAGATCCAACACACAGAAAGGTTCTGGAAATGCTTTTGAAAAATCCTGTAAACGGTAACATGCAGACCTTCAAGGAAATTGCCTACCAAATGGAATTGGACTTGGATGTGTGTGATAATGCTTATTTGATTATTTTAAAATCTTATGATATAGATGATTCCACAAAAGAAATCCGTGGAGAAAGAATCGCAGAAATAATGAGGGCAGACCCGCCACAAGTTGCAATGATCTGTGATTCTGATGGAAGGATTGGTTATGATGATAATGGTAATCAGGTTTATGTATGCCCAAGATTCGAGCATAGAAACAAGAGACTTGTAAAACCATTCTGTGACAAGTGTGGTGCTAGGGGATTAAAGGCAGTAATTGAAGTCAATTCCGTTTATTCCATTGGTATCCCACAACCAAAAAGAGTTGTATATGGTGAGGGTGAAGTAATCTGGAAGCCGGGCAAATATATGCCGGGTCTGGTGTATGGATTTTCACCAATTTATGCTATATGGTCTAAGGTGATGGCACTTGCACATATGGATGAATATGTACGCAAATATTTCGACAAAATGAGACCACCAAGGGGCATGTTAATTATTGCTTCCAGAAACTATGATTCCTTCAAAAAATCATGGGATGTTCTACAACAGAAAGCAACAGAAGACCCATATGAAATCTATCCAGTAATGGTAGAAACCGACAACGGTGGAAAAGGTATGGCTCAATGGTTGGACTTTACTGGTTCCCTAAAGGAATTAGAATTTGTTGAAGTTAGAAAAGAATTAAGGGCTATAATAGCCGCAATGTATGGTGTCTTACCTTTATACTATGGAGAAATGCCTTCCGGTTGGAACCAAGAAGGTATGCAGGTAACAATTACAAACAGAGTTGTACGTTGGGGTCAAGAAGTCCTTAAAGAATCCTTCTTTGATAAGATAGCATTACTGGTAGGTGTAGATGATTGGGATTTGAAACTCAAATCTGGTGAAGATACAGACAGATTGAGAGAACTACAGATAGAAGGTGTAGAAATAGGCAACGCGGAAGGAATGATGCGTATGGGCTTTACAGTATCCAGAACACACCAAGGAGAATTCAAGTTCTCCAAGAATCCTATAAATTCACCAACCGAAGGTGGTAATGGAAATGGTGACTTGTCAAGTACCAAGACTGATCCTAAACAGGAACAGGAAACCAGACACCAAGGAGAACATTTGTCCCAGAGACCTTCTGATGTAGGTGGTATGGCGCAGGGACATCCGGCAAGCGGTCAGGGTACTTCAGAGTCTAAAAAGAGTTTAAATACTCGTAATAAAAAGAAAGACCAATGATAAATAAGTTAGAGGCATATAAGGTTATCACTGAATCCAATTATGAAATAATAAAGGATATTTTTCTGGAAACTGTAGAACATGACTGGAAGAAAGAGAAAGTCATATCTGAATTGGTATCCCGGGCAAATATAAAACCTGAAGAAGCAAGTGCGTTGTACGAAGCCGAATTTGATGGAAGTGCAGTAGGAAAATGAGAGTAATGAAAGTTTTTAATTTGAATGGATTATATATAAATCCAGTTTTATTATCAAATAATAAATCATTTCCGGGTCTAGAGTCTATGAGACAATATTTGGTGATAAGATGAAAGTAGAAAAATTATATGATATGGGAACACATCTTTTTCGTCTAGTATACTTTTCAAATTATATATTCTTCGGTTTTGATATGGTGGCATAAATGGTCGAATATGATGATGAGGGTCGAGAGATCCGAGAATCTGATGATGAAATCCATGCAAAGCGGGCTAAAGAAATAAGAGACTCCGAACAAAACAACATCTTCTATAAGAAATTAATGGAAGAACACCAGAAAAATGAATATCTCAGGGTAAATAACTACAAGGAAGCCTTATGTTATGTCTGCATGAAAAAGGATGTTGCTACTGCCACATTAGTAGATATCTGTCTGGATTGCAAGTCCAAAAGAGGTCAGGAAGTCCTACTAGCCCAAGTCACATATAAATACTCTGGATTATGTTTCTTCTGTGGACAATATAAATTCCATTTATCTCAAATCAACTGTAGGCTCTGTATGTCCTGCAATGGTAGGGTGAGAAAGATACTACATGCTTATAATATGGGTGGTGGTAATGAAGGTACAAATCCTTTCTACAAGTGGTTGAAACATAAGCACGGTAAGGATTGGAAGATTCTATTTTCAGACCCAAATCAAAAGTTGAAGTGGCATCGCAAGTAATTAATCCCAATTCTTAATCAAAGAACACCACATGATAAAACCCCAACTAAAACTTGTAGGTCTAAAAGACTTGAAGGTTATATCTATATGAGGTTTCCATATTTTTCTGGTACCATATTTCTTAGTAATTTCCAATAATAGATAACACCCATTCTCTCATTATACTTCCATGTCTAAATCTCCAAATATTCATTTGTTTATGACAAGCACGAGTCTATCACGACCAAAGTCATAATACCATTCCTCATGATCTATTACTACTTTCTTATTGTACATTTTGTTACCATAATACCTAATATTTCCAGTAAATTTCAATATTGGTTTCTTGAATATCCAAAAGCCTTTCAATCCGAAGGAAACACTGTTTTCCTTATGGTTGAATATCACCTGATTCCATTCTACTAGGTTAGGACGTTCCTTTTCCTTATATTGTAAAGGATTAAAATATTTTTCCTTGTCCTGTTGATGGAAGAATACCACTGTTTTCCCAAAATCTGGTGTCAAGTGTGGTGCCATATAATCAGTAGTTACCCATAAATGCCATGCCTGACCTATGGAATCCCATTTGGTATAAAAGTCAATAACCTCTATTTTATGTCCTACCCTATTAAAATCCAACTGGTATACGTTCTTGAAGGTCTTTAAATTATCAAAGACCGCTATTTCCGTGCCTATACCTTATCACCCCAATGAACATTAATTTGTGATATATATCCAGTATTTTTTGTTTCTTGGTGTACCATTCCCCTATTTGCTGGACATCTGTGAAAGTTTTTCAGAATCATCATAAAAACCTTATAAGTGGATTACTTATATAAATGTTCCGTGGTAGTTGTTTGTGGACAATGCAAGTCCAAATTATATGGTTATTCTGATGGAGACATGCACCAGTTATACCTCTGTTGGGCTTGCGGTAAATTCTATATAATCCCAGAGATAGAGGATGCCTTTAATACCATGATAGATATGAATCCTCATTTGATACTGGATTTTATAAAATCAGGGCATTTAACAAAAATAGTTTAAAGGGAACCATCTTCATCTTTTAAGAGGTTCTTGATCTTATCTGCTATTTCATGACCTTTATGTGTAGGATGTAATTCAGCAGTTTCATCGTCTATAAGTTCAGACATTAGCATAACTGCCTGAGTGGTTCTCCAACTTCTCCTGTTTAATTTCTTCAAGCACATTATAAATCTAACTATAGTTGCTACTGCTCCCGTGGTTGCGGCAATCAGAATACCACCCATATACTGTCTTAATATAGCGTCCCAAAAAGGTAAAGTTTCTGTCATAGTTATCCCATTAAGGGAAATACTTATAAGGATTATAAAAAAACTTGTAACCTAATATATCTTACTTTGTAGATGTATTAGGTGCTGATGAAGCCCCACCAGAAGGTGGAACTGTGGTTTGTGCACCACCAACGGCTTCTTTGATTCCAAATGATATTGCTCCCAAAATCACTACAACTAGACCAACATAGATGTTTCCACCTGTTGCCGCAGATATAGCCATTTGAGAAGCACCAATGGAACCCAAGATACTTGCAATCATTACAAGTATAGCCTGTGCCCTGTTACTTAGACCCGTTACGGGTTGTGCTGTCGACATGATTATAATGGAAAGAAACCTGTATTTAAGAGTTTTGGTTGTGTGTATATAATCATATAATCTTTATATTCAAAAAACAAAACATTTATATAGATATGGTCGAAGGAGTGTTTTTTAACAAGTTAGTAACCAAGAGTTTCAATATTACAGACCCAGAAAGGAGATTATTTACTGGTATCCTATCAGTAGAAATGAAGGACAAACAGGGAGAGATAATGGTTATAGATGAACTAATGAAGGTTCTACCAATCTGGATGAAACGTGGTGCACCAATGTCCAATACGCATACAAACCAGATTGTAGCAAGGGGATTAAATTTCCAGAGAGTTACAATAAAAGACCATGAAGGTAATAGTTATCCCGGAGTAGAAATAATGGGTGAGGTCTACAAGGATTACCAACTAGATAATGATATCTGGGAGAAAATGAAATCCGGTGAATATAAGGGATTATCATTTGGTGGTGCTACAAAGGCTGACCGTATTCCAACAATCTGGAAAGACGGTTCAGTGGCATACAAGTTAGTCGATCTGGAACAATATGAAGTAGCAATATGCAAAGATGCCGCAGTACCATTGGCATTTATTACTGATGTAAATACTTTGGCAAAATCAATTTCAAAATCAGGCAAGACCATAGGATATGTTGCAAAGAATAACAATGAAATTTGTATTAGATGTGATAATGTAGGATGTTATGTTGAAAAGGCAGAAAAATATGAGGAAGATAAAAAATTATCCCCTAGTGATGCCGGATATGTTGTATTAAAAGAAAAGAGTCCTCACTGTGGAGCATGTATATTTTATAAGGAAGGTGGTTCATGTACAAAAGTTTCTGGTGAGATAGATCCGGTACATGGATGTTGTAATATATTCAAAGGCAATCCTGATATTTATAAGGCATTATATGAAGTCAATAAACCATTTGCAGGGTACAAGGATTTTGCCGCCTGTGTTGCCGCTAACAAGGATAAAGGTGACGCAGAAGCCTATTGTGCTACTATCATGCGTCAGGTAGAAGGGAAAAACAAAGGTCTTGTTGATGTAGCGGCAGTAATAGATGAAGTTCATGATTTGGCAGAACCAAAAGAAAAAGGAATGGTAGAAGACCAAGCCGGTCAAAAATGTCCTCATTGTGGTTATATTCCATCTGATGGTAACGAAACACTAGAACAACATGTACAAGCACAACATCCACAAAACCAAGGAACTCAAGACAACGTTTCAGGAATTAAGAATCCAAGTGATGATACCAGAGAAGGATTGAATTATGATCATCAAGGTACAGGATATGATACTTCAGAAAATAATGATTCAGGTAAGACTCCAACCGATGCACAAAATATAGACGAGAAGACAGAAGACCCACAGGATACTTCAATGTCTGCCAATGATACCAATTCAATTACAGGAGACCCTAACAATCCTCTAGCCCCACAAAAGACTGAAATTATTCCACCCACTGATAATCATATTACAGACCCAATGCGTGGTATGCCTTTAGAAGTTCCAGTAAAAATAGTACAGATTGTAGAACAACAAACAGGGGATGGACAACCACTAAACGGACAACAGGGTGATAATAACAATCCATTTAAAGACCCAAAGAATCCAGAGGATTCACAGAAACCTTCAGAGAAAAACCCGGAAGAACAACAAAAAAACCAAGGAGATACCTCTATGGGAAACTCCAAAGCAGACCATTCCAATATAAATGCAACCCCAACACCAATGCAGACAACTCATAATACCGAACTCCCAGATGAAAAAGAAAAGGCATTAAGAAAGACCTTGGATAATCTTAGATTATCAGTTTTGGAAGGAAAAGTCAAAAATATTCAAAAACACACACGAAAAACAATATAATCTTTATAAATATATCGAAATGTTTATATAGTAATAACTATGACCGACTCAGCAGAAACTAAAAGTAAAACTGAGCCACAAACTTCTACAATAGCAAAGGCAACAGAGGAAACTCAAAAATCTTCTATTGACAGACTGGCAGACCTTATTGGAAGTCTTGCAAAAAGCGTTGAAAGCGTTAATGAAAGACTGACCAAGATGGAGTCTACCAAGGCTATGGAAACCCCAACCGACCTTCCGCTAAAACCACAAGTTGAAGCAGAAGAAGATATCGGTGCAAAGACTACAATTCCTGACAAATATCAAGGCAAGTCACGACAGGCAGGTATTGATGACGCAAGTCCTCAAGATCCATCCAAGACTGACCAAGCCGATTTGAAAATGGAAGAAAAGTCCGGTTTCACTACAACTACAACTCCAAGACCAACAGGTGGAATTGATGTCAATAAGGCATTAGCCGCTTCTGGTAGAGAACCATCTCCAATCCTAAAAAGATTCAGAGAACTAGGTTATCAAGAAGGTCTGGAACAAGTTGCAAGAGAAATCAGAAAGGGTGCTTACCATACTGAATACCAAGCATGGGATGGAGTGTCCATTTAGACATGTCTGGTAAAATCACTACAATAGACGAACTTGAAGCCCTCTACTATGGCTATAACCGCAACCTACTTATGAAGGCAAATGACCCACTCTTAACATCCACTTCCGGTGTTTTCAACACCGTATATGGTGCTTATGCATGGGCACTCCTTAACCTCGAGGCAAACGCTTTCGGTATCCTACCAAAATATCCTTGGGACAAGTCAGGTATCAGGTTTATTACAGCCAAGCCTACATTGACCACAACCAACGGTAACACCACATTAGGTGGAACCGCAGAGGGTGGATCAATCGCTCAAACAGCAAAACCAACAATCACAACTGTAGATGTCAAACCAAAGACAGCACAATTACCATTCTCGGCTTCCGAGGTTATGGAATGGTTGTCTAATCACAGCAAAGACGACATTTGGGGTGGTCTAGGATCACTGAGACTCTATATGGCAGTCCAGCACAAATCCTTCATCAACAACATGTTGCTTGCAGATGTATCCAATCCAGCAAGAACAACTGGTAGTGCCTTCGCAGGTACAACCAACTTTGAATCACTGGATAGAATAGTCGCTTCCAAAGCAGAAAGAGACTATATCAACGGTCTTTTGTCCGGTACTCTATGGTTTAGTCCATGGAATGTATCGACAATAGATAGAGATACACTAACAACTTATGACTCTACGGTGATTTCACCATCCGGAACAATCGGTACACAGGGTATTTTGACTGACAACACCTTCAGAACCTTCCTTAGAACAATAAGAAAGAACATTGGTAAAGACCCAACAGTATTCTTAGGTTCACATGAAGCATATTCTGAGGTACAAGGTATATATATGCCTTCAGTCCGTATCCAGAACCCATACTCCGAAACATTGGTGCAAGTCGATGTGAACGGTATACAGACATTCAAAGGTACAGGTGTCGGTATCCATGTTGATACAGTATATGGTATTCCATATATCCCAACACAGGATGCTCCAACTGATGCCACAGGAGAAATCGGAAGAATTTATGCATTAGATACATCTGATGCAGAAGGATTCGGTTATCCAAGAATGGGTATACAGGTAGCAATCCCAACTGAATACTATGAGGCAACTCGTAGATCACCGGGATATCCATTTGTCAATGCCGCCTTTATCGAACAAGGTGTCTTTAGAACAATGGGTGAGACGATCTGTAGAAACTTTAAGGCTCAGGGAAAAATAAGGGATATAAAGTTATAGACATTAAACTATATCATATCCACTCTTTCTTTTTTATTTTGAATTAATAGAAACATTTATATTAGGGTAGTACTATTTAATGTCTATGGTCTTTTGTGAAATACATAAAGATAAAGAATTAAGTAAAAATGGTGTATGTAGAAAATGTTATATGGTGAAATATCTTTCAGGATATTACAAAGAAAATAAACCAGAATTAGATGAGAATAATAAAAATTGGGTTATCAGTAATAGAGATAGATCCAGAGAAATTAAAAGAGAGTGGAAATCCCGAAATCCTAATGTCGATAAAGAAAGATATGAAAAAATCAAAAATACTCCGGAATATAAAGAAAGAATGAGAGTAAATCATGAAAACTTCAATAAAAATAATCCTGATTATTATAAAAATTGGCGTAAAAACAACCCAGAAAAGAAACTTGCATCAGATAAGAAATCTTTAGAAAAACTACTTCCATTCTATCCACAACTTAAAGACTCTTGGGATATGGCTTATGCTTTATCCCATTGGGCTGATAGTATTAAAAAGAGAGATAATAATACCTGTCAAAACTGCGGATCTACTCATAAACCACACGCTCATCATATTTTATATCCCAAAGAAAAATACCCAGAATTGGTCTTGGATCTTGATAATGGAGTCACTTTCTGTAAGGAGTGTCATGAAATATATCACTGGTTGTTCGGGAATAATCTTTAAATACAAATATTAGTAACCTGTTTATATACTATGACACTGACAATAACAACAACTGATTACGAAACTTATGTAAACAAGGAAAAATCTGTTCAATCTCTTTTGAATCCGGGTTCCAAAAATCCAAAAATCTATTCTGTCAAAGTAGTATTTGGTGCAGGAGATACTTATTCAACAGGTGGTGTAACTGCTGATCTCACAGCAGGAATACAACAAGATGCTTATGTCTGGGTTCTTCCAGAATATACCGATTCAGGTCTTATTTTCCAATATAACAAGTCTACTGGTAAAATACAATGTTTTACTGCAACTGCTTCCTCAGACAGTTCCAAGGCACTTACAGAAGTAGTTGATGGTTCTACTATTACAGAATCAAAGACCTTTACATTCGTAGTCCTAGAATTCTAGTTGGTTCTTTTAGCAGATATAGAAATATCCCAAGATATCATACAAAACATACATAAAAACTATGTTTTTGCCTGTGATTGTATATGTGTGGATATAAAGAAAGATAACATAGTGACACTACAATTATGTAATTCTCACAGGAAATCTATCATATCCAAGGTAAAACAGAACATACTTGCTCTATAAACTATAAATACTAAAATCGACTGCTTTATGATATCATGGTTGGTCAACTAAATGATATTGCTAATGTTTCTACCGCCGTAAAAGTAAAAGGTACTGCCGGTGTAGTAAAGGCTGTTTATGTCACAATAGCACATGCTGGGGATAAAATACACTTTCTGGACTCCACTGACAATACAGGTGTAACCCAATTCTTTGTAGAGGCAGATGGTAATACTCCAATTCCTCTGATAAACCGAACATTCAATAACGGTATTTATTGTACCGTGACTGGAAGTACAGCACGTTATGTTGTAGTCTTTGAATAGATACAATCTTTAAATTCATTTCTGAATACCTTTATATATGACTAATCCTTCTACGACATACTACTGCTCGGTTAAGGACGTGAGTGATTTTCTAAGAACTACAATAAACGCTACTTCTTATCCTAATGACGAACAGGTTGCCAATATCATAAACAGAAAAGAAGATGAAATTGACAGGCGTACAGGGCACGCTTGGCGTACTGTCGCTGTCACTGAAATTTATAACCTACCCCTTATTTATACTTATGGTTGGGGAGAACCAATATTTCTCCGACATAGAACCATAAAGGATCTTGATGCAAATTCAGGTGATTCTATATCTGTTTGGGATGGTCAAACATACTCACCAATAACACTTAACGGTAATTTCAACGGTACTTATAATTTGGAAACTATCTATGGAAGATTATTCCTCAGAGGATATCTATTTACTATCCTAAGAGATTACAGGGTAAAAATAACTTATCGTTTTGGTGAAACCGTAGTGCCGGGTGATATCAAGGATGTCTGTATAAAGATGGTTGCCATAGACTTACTTACAACTTCATGGAAGATGGACAAACTAGGAGTTGGTACTGAATTCGGATTGGAATATGAAAAGATTGTAGATATTTGGAGACAGGATATAGAAAGAACCATCTGGGATAGAACAGAAGCACAAGTGGTAACTTAGACATGTCTCTACAGCCTATTGGTATATCCAGTACAAAGACTATCCATGATATACATGAAATCACGGATGATGTTGGAAGGGATCTTGTCCTTATCATGCAAAAGAAACTACACCAGATGGACAAGGAATATACAGGAAATGCTATACAATCCATATCATATGATGACATCAAAAGAATGGTTGGGTCAGACTTGGATTATGTTTACAATATAGAATTCGGAAGACAGAAAGGCAATCCACCACCATTTGATAAAATAAAAGATTGGGTAGAAAAGAAACTAGGTATTAAAGAACCAGAATCCCGTGAAGTTGCTGGAAAGATAGTTAATTCCATTTCTTCAGAAGGCATACCAATGACCAGATTTACCAAACTATCCTTGATTGAAATCACAAACGGTGGAACCTTTATCCCAACATTAAAGAAGAAACCTTCAAAAATACAGAAAGGTATAAAGAAAATCAATAAAAAGATTAGAAAAGTTAAAAGACCTATAAGAAAAGTGTATAAACAAAAGAAATTCATTCAAAAACTTGGCAAAAAACATAAAGGATTTGGTAGGATTTAGATGACTAACATAGCAGGTTACACAGCATTGACGGATTTACATGACATCCTAGTTACCACCAGATTGGATAACTTTCCTCAAGTAGAAAACATATACGATGAAAAGACCATAGGCATAGTAGAAGACCAGAAAGAAGCAATCTTTTTGAAACTTGATAATGAGAAAGTGGATTATTATTTACACGCAGATGACACTTTCCACACGGTTTCAATATCAATAGATATATGGACTTATGTCTCTCTAGATAGATTGAATGATCTGGTTTCTGCAATATTCAACCAGATAAAGACCAATGCTAGGTTCAATATCAATAACAATAGTTATTCAGATTTGTTAGTCATAGGGCAACACCCATTATCAGACAAATATAGGAACCTATGGCGTCATGTTTTTGATATCCAATTACGAAGGATTAATCCCTAAAATAATCGGGGTTCTATATTTTCCATCAAAATATCTACTAGAAGTAATTATTTTGTATGCCCACATAGCATCATAGTATTTCCACACCCACATATCATCATATAAACCTCACAATATTTAATAGTTACGGTTTTCGATAGGTTTATATATATGGTTCGTTCAAGTGTTTATGGTTATCTAAAGTACGGAATAGAGTCAGCCTTCCAGACTGAACAATCATCCAAGACCAGAGTATTTGGACTGGAACAAAAGATATCAGGGTTGCAATTCATGGTAAACCGTATCAATCTGGGACAGTTATATTCACCGGAAATTCAGAGTTTCGCTTTTGGTAGAAATGAAGGAAAAATGTCAGTAGAATATGTTTTGTCTAATCCATGGTGGCTTGACCTAATTTTTGAATCAGGTGCAAAGACGGGTTCTTCTCCATATGTATGGACTTGGGATTCTTCACCATCTGCAAATTCCAGTGTAAGAAATATCAATACTGCTTCAATCGATATAGGATTCCAAGGAGAACAATCATCCGGAGTCAATTTGACCAGAACACCATTAGGTGTTGCATTATCACAAGTTTCCATTAAAACCAGTATCAATGAAGTTGTAAGATGTACAGCAGATGCAATCTGGGGTAAGGAAAATACGATAGGTACCAATACATATACTGCAACTCCACCAACTGATGACATTAATTTCCCATATACTTTTGTACATGGTTCCATACAAACCAATGAAGGTGCTGTGGTTGCCCAAGTACAGGATGTTGATCTTACATTAAATACCAACGCTGAATTACTCTGGGGTATTGGAAGTGCCAATGCTAGTTCAGTAGTAAGAAAAACCTTAGACATGACAGGCAAATTCAACTGTTCATGGATAGATGCTCAATTCTGGAATGATGTTGTAAACCGTGCAGAGGTACAAAACTTTACATTGACATTTGATAACGGTTTGACTTCAACAAATAAGAGGGCAATCACCTTTGCTGGAACTGGAATAGGATTTGCAGACCATAATACAAACTTCCCCGTACCAGTAGACAACGTATTCCAAGAAATGAACTTTGCAATACGAAACATGAAGGTTACTGCCAATAATAACAGTTCAGCAGAACCGTAGGGATAATTAATAGGTCGCTAAGGATGTGCTGACCCGAACACTAAAACAGCATAGAGGTGAGGATATGCCAATCCTTCGCAGATATGATAAAACATGACTTTTATATAAATGTTAGTAAAGACTTAAATACACCCAAACACAACCTTTATATGTTATGGCTAACAAGTCCTTCGAGATTGACTGGAATGGAACCAAAGCCACTATCATATTTGATGACGATTTAAACTATGGTGAATTCTCTCAAATCCTGAAAAGTACGGTTGATGTTACCAACATAGTTGCAGGACAAATAAAAATCAACATAGATGGTTATATTTCTCAAATCCTACAGAAAACAATTAGACAGGCTCCATTCAATCCCAATAGAGACGAACTAAACAAGATAGGAAAGAAGACAATGAATCTGATAGTAAAAGAGATACTTGCGTCATACCCTTTGGGGGACTCCTTGGAATCGTGGGCGATAGCAATGCTCGGAAACACGGAACAGATGAAATCATTAATAGAATCTATGCCTTCTGTGCAAGCCAATGTGGATGGGACAAAGAGCAAACTGACAGACAGCCTATAAAGTACCTAAAGACCATAGAACGTATTATACGGGAAGACATGGAAGAAATGCAGGAACATATGAAATCCAATAAATAATGATATCAAATATTTAAAGTACCTTTAGGGATTATTATATCATGCCGGATTATGTTCTAGAGATTAAACTAAAGGATCAGGATTTAGACCGTGCTATAAAGAAATTACAAGCCGCCATAGGTATGGGTGGTTCCGGTGGTTCAAGTGGTAACATATTCAACAAACTACAGGTTGCCATGAATCAATTATCCAAAGGATTTGGTGGTGGTGCCGGTGGAAAACTTGCTACTCTGGGATTAATGTCTGTTGGAATAATGGGCATATTCGATATCATGAAAAAACTTGCTGGAATCATAGTAGATTCATCTCCAATGCTGAAAGCCATGATGCAGTTATTGAATACGGGTATAATGCTTATGCTCAGACCGATAGGTGACTTTATTGGATTCATGTTGAGACCTATCATGGTCTACTTGTTACGTTATGTGATGTTACCATTCTACAAATATATGGCACCCTTTGCACAAAAGTATGGTACTGCCATAGGTGAAGGTATCCTAACAATAGTTGAATTAATTGCAGGTGCGGGGGCATTTCTAAGTGATCCTGTAGGTGCAATAACCAAAGGTTTTTCCAGTATAGACGTCACTAAAATCTTCAAGGGATTTCCTGATCTATCCACATTAAAACTCCCTGACTTTTCAACACTAAAAGATACAATCGTAAATGGTATCACAAGTATATTCACAAATATAAAACTCCCTGACTTTTCTGGAATCTTCAAAGGATTACCAGACCTTAAAAAAGCATGGGATTCCCTTACAGGATTCTTTAGTATGGTGGGTGAATCAGTATTAAATCTTCTAATCAAACCATTGGGTCAATTAAATTCATTTTTTGGTACTATTGGGACTGCAATTAAAAATACATTACAACCAATATGGGATGCATTGCGTGGTTTCTTTACTGTGATATTAAAAGGAATGAATAATATCTTGTTACCAGTATGGTCTACATTAACAGATGGATTCAAGACTATAGCCAATGTCTTCATTGGTATATACAACGGAATAAGGGATTGGGCGGCTTCATTGCCTATAATAGGTGGTGGTATAGGAAAGACCTTTCCACACTTGAAAGCAATGGCTTCTGGTGGTATGATAAATGAGCCGGTTGTAGGTATAGGACAGCGTACAGGTACCGGATATCTTATGGGAGAAAGAGGTTCTGAACAAGTAACCCCAGCAGGTCGTGGTGGTGGAAATACTATCATTATAAACGTAAACGGTGGAGACCCAATAGCATTGAAGAAGATTATTTTGGAAACAATACAGGAATCCAATAACAGGAGACGTAAGGTATGACCAATATTTATCTCTCCAAAATCAACAATGCGACAAGTAAGACCAGATTAATCACTTACCAGATAAAGGTGTTTGATAATTTCACACCAACTTATGATACTCCTGTTACACCAACACCAATACCACAACAGGATGATTCTCAAAACATATTGATCAAAGTGGAAGGTAACTCCAACACTATTAATTTATCATGGGTAATAAAAGAAGAAACTTCTAACATTCTATTATATGATTCTACATTAACATCACCAAATGATACTTTCGTAGGAACATCAGCAAAGACTATATGGGAACAATTAAACTTCTTTGACAGGATACAGCCTGTTTCATTGACAGATGCATATATGATTGAAGTTGCAGATTCATTGACTAATAATGTGACAGTCCCAGTAACTCCATACTACCAGAAGATTGGATATATTACAAAGATGGACTTTCCAATATCTTCAGGAGAACCAGTAACTATAAGGGCAAACATATCTTTTATATCTGGAAATGTAGTTACGGCATTTGAAGCCAATGTGCCCGGAGAACCAACAGGAGTTTCAGTGTCTTCAGGAAGTGCCGCACATGCCACACTAACATGGACAGCCCCATCTAATACAGGTGGTGGGATAACTGGATATACAATATACAAGCGTACAGCAACTTCAACCTTTGATTCCGGTACGGCAGTATCAGCAGGTGCTTCACCATATACATTTTCAGGATTGACTTCAGGAGTATATTATTTCTTCAAGATTTCAGCAAAATCGTCAAACGGTTCTGGTAACGTATCTGATGAAGTATCGGTAAAGGTAACATAAAACCATGGAATCTAATGTTAGGGTTGTTCGTTCCAGATATTCCGGAGCGGCAATAACAGAATCCAATCTATCCAAAAGAGATATTGTTGTACCACTTACTGCCATAGTAAACCAAGAAGGTGAAAGGGCTGTAGATACTGCACAGATTGATCTTCCCATCACATTGGATGTAAATATTGGTGATTCATTGGCATATGTTCAGGATGTAGCCAATATTACCAATCTTAGGGGAATATGGAACTTCCAAGAAGCAGGTGTGGATTATAATAATTCCAACAAGTACAAACTAATGGATGAATCTGGTAATGCTCTTGATATGTTATCAACCAATACAACAACCAGATTCTCTTGGAATGATAACGGATGGACACTTACATGTAATGCCGCAGGTGATGAATGTATAGGATTGACTGCAAATCCACAGTTTGTTGGAACTTCTACATCTATACTGGATTTCTCTGGAATGTTTGATATTTGGATACGATTCAAATGTAATGATACTTCAGCAAATACAAAATATCTTTTGGACAAGGAAAACGGAACTATAGGTATAGCAATATATATGACATCAGGAGCAACGGCAGTAGCAAAAGTTGATTGTTATAGTGGTGGGCATTTAACTTCACCTGACGGAGCAAGTATAACAGGTACGGTACAAGTAAATGATGGTGCTTTTCATTGGGTAAGAGTAACAAGAGATAATAACAATACAGTAACATTATACGTAGATGGAGTATCCGATGGAACACCTGTAACTGGTGTCACTGGTGATTTCACTAATACCGCAAACAAGTTAGTCTTTGCAAATAACACGGATACCGTTCTAAACAGGAGATTAATCAGTGGTTCACTATCACAAATAAGGATATACTGTGGTGGATTTCTTTCTACCAATGATGCTACCAATGTTTTGACTGCATTAAGACAGCCACAGACAATGAAATTCGGTGGAGAAATTTGGAAGATAGATGATAAGACTTCCTACAAGACATGTTATGCCAAGGCATTTGCTCAGGTTCTATTAGACGCACAGATAAATCCATCAGTAGTAACCAACATCTACACAGCAAAGAACGCTAACCAGATAATCACTGATATAATACAACAATATTCTACAGGATTCCTACTATTTGATAATTCAATTCTAAGTACATCTAATTTCAGTCCTAGTTATACTGCTACTGGATCATTGATTTCTAATATCATATTACTTGCCGCAATATCAAACAAGACTTTTCATACCTCACCTAGAAGGATATTGACAGTGGAAAACATAGGAGTAAACTCCAATGATTCAAACCAACCAAACAACTATCCGGTATACAGGAACAATGTAAATAATATCACAGATGATGGAAATGATGATACCAATACCGTAAATGATATTGAAGTAGTTGGTGGTTTAAATAATGCAACATTTACAGAATCTTTTGCCGCCGCAGGTGGAGAAACTTCACATACTCTAACAGGTGGTAAATATCCCTACAATATGCAGGTACAGGATTCTACTGCCGGAACATATATGAAAATGGATTCTTCCGGAGTTACAGCAGGTACATTCAGTGTAGATTTTAATGCAAAGAAAGTCAATTTCGTTACTGTATTGACAGCAGGACATACATATATTTTCACATATTCATATGATGATGTTGCCAATGTATATTTCCGTACAAATGACGCAACAAGTATAACAAACATAGGAAGATATTTCAAGAGATTCACTTTCTCTGGGTTGTTAGACTTGACAAAGATACAGACATTTGCGACTAATTATATAGCCAATTTCAAGGATATCAATACCAGACATACAGTAAATTCCTTCAACCTGTTAAGTTCAATCAGGACTAATTACTATGCCAATGTAATCAATAACGTCAAGAAGATAAACACAACCAATTACAACGTAGTGGATGTAAACGGTA